CATACGCATCAAATCCCTCGAAGACATCTGGCTCAACAGCCACTACCGTGCCGTCAATTGACTTAACTGCAATTTCAGCAGCCTCCGTGAAATCAATTAGCTGGAAATCACCGAAATCAGATTTTTGTTCGAAACTGGATGAATCTAGCTTATGGAATCCAAGTATTTCAGCTGAGGTGCCATCGACGAAAACCTCATTGATTGAGCCGTCTTTGACCTGAACATCGACAACGAACATGTCTGCATCCGATGAATAGCCGGAATCTACAACAACGCCATCAAACATCTTTTCTGCAAGACCCTCAACATGAAGAATTCCTGGCATGCCCTTCTCTGCGACACAGCCGCCTGGGCAGTCGTCGCAAACAGGCGAAGAACCGCCGTAGGCCTTGCGCTCAATGGCACAAACATATCCAGCTGCGCCAACGTCAGACGTTTTGAGACCCATTGACTTGATTCTTGAGCGGCGAATTTGCTCCCATTCGGAGTCTTGTGGTGAAAAAGACTTTGTACCCATTTCTGCGTACTCCTCGTCTTCTTCCTCTTCGTCTTCCTCTTCGACTCCGCCCATCTCTGCTTCAGTAGCGGCTTCCTCTTCGTCCTCAGTTTCCTCTTCATCCTCCATGGCGGCCATTGCGCCCTTCCTGCGACGACCCATACGCTGCATGCGAGCGCTATTTCCACTGTTGGAGTCCATCATTTTCTCTTCGTCGGACTCCATGTCCTCTTCGTCTTCCGGGATGTCCTCTTCGTCTATTTCATCTTCATCCATCATCTCTTCGGCTTCGTCTTCGCCCATGGTGACGGCTTCGCCCTTCTTTGACGGCATTACAGCTGCAAGCTCTTCCTCTGTCATCTCCGGCTCTTCGTCCTCGTCCGCCATGTCGAGCATTGCGTGGCCGGGCTTTTTCCCATCCATTTTCTTCTTTGTCTTAGTCGCCGCAGTTGGATTCATCGCATCCTCTGCATCAACTTCCTCTTCCACTACCTGCTCATCAGACGCTGGAACCATTTTCATCTCTACAGGCATTGCACCGCACTTAGCGCATAGCTCTGCACCTTTGACGAAACCACAATCCGCTGCGGCTGCGCCCTTTGCGCACTTCAAGACATTGCCGTCGCCGTCAATGCTTACAGTAGCTTTCTCGTCGTACTTCATACAACTCCCGTGAGTGCAGGGAAATGACCGGATGGACCATTAACCATTAATTGTCTTTAAATTATAACCTATCACGCTATAGGAGCGTGAATTAGCAACATCTATTACTTCTGCCCGTTTTATTAAGTTTAAGCCTTTGGCTTTTTCTTGCCCGAAAGGGTATTCCCGGACTCGACTCTTTCCTTGGCCGTTCTCAGTTGCTCGTCGCTGAAGATGTCATCAAGTGTGTGGTTAGTTCCAAATATTTCATTGAACCTGTCAACCATTGATTGCATTTCTCCGCGAGAGAACCGTGGCTCGTTCCCTTTCCCAGGGCTCCAGACAGAACCGCGATTCTTGGCCGCGTTGGTCAGGGTGTACCCCATGTCCGTGGCGCCAATTATCTTGTTTCTGTTTTCTCTGTTATTGAGTCTGGAATTAGGGAAGCTCTTGTCAATAAATTCAGTCAAAGCCTCGTAGACCGCATACTTTGGCCTCTTCATCTCGTCGTCGAATTTTTGCCCGGCATCTGCCTCTTTCCATACCGACCCTGCATCTGGCAGAACGCCCGTTCTAATCATGTGGGCAACCGTCGCTGTTGGGATGCCTTTTCTTCTCCATTCATCGTTGATTCCGACCGAATCAGTGCCAAAAGCTGCAGAAAGTCTTTCCTGCAGGCCCTTCTTCCACTCTTTTTTGTCTATTCCTAGATAATCAATCAGAGAGTCAAGGTCGAAATCTTCTATTGAAGTCTTGTCGTTTCTCAGCACATCGCCTGTTGCATCTACTGCACCCTCTGCTGGTACAAGCGCGTCAAGTGATTCGCCGTAAAGGTCAACTTCTGCTTCCGAGTCGCCCTTGATTGCGCTATCTGGGTAGAAGCGACCAGAGGCACGGAATTTAGACGTTTCACTTATCTCTCCAAGCTGGACGTACTCATCTGGCGTCATCGACTGGTTTTCCTCGACGTCAAACCAGTGCGGATATGCGTCTTTGCCGAAGGTTTCGATAATAAACCTATCTCGCATGTTTGCACGGCCAGCATTTTCTGCAGCCAAATCTACCTGAGGGATATTTTCCGCAATATCGCCTTCGGGTGAAGGGGTTATGCGCCTTGCCTCATCGGCGCTAACAGGAGCAAAGTATCTCCATGCTGGAAGGTCTTCCTGTTTGCCTAGTTCCGCAATGAGAAGACGTACTGCGTCATGGTTTATGCCTGCATCTGGGTCCTTTAGCTTTTCTGCGTCGGCAGGGCTAAGGCCAAGCAATTTACCAATTTCTTCCCTCGTTGCAGGGCGCGACTGGGTCCAGCGGATTGTCGAGCCACCCTCGGAGTTTTCTCTTGACGTAAATTCTGTTGGAATCCTTATTGTGTCAGCAAGCTTGTCAACAGAAAGCATCCATGTTTCCGCCGATGGATTTTCATTTCTTCCATTATCACTAACCTTACCAATGCGGACCCTATCCTTGCGCCCCCTCATGGCCGCACCGACACTCTGCATGGCACCGCGCGTCCTAGACTGACGCTCTGCTACCGAAAGCGTATCGTCGTCAACGTCAATAGCTATGCCACGACGACGTACACCGTCCCATGCTTGCATTGCGAACTCTAATGCTTGTCTATTTTTGCTTGAATTTGGGTCGCCGCTAATTCTTATTCCAGCAAGCTGCTGTGCACTCATGCTATTTGAGTACAAATTGCTCTTTGCTATGCGCCTATTTCTGCGAGCTATGCGCCTATCCGCACCAGGAGTCGCGCCACTGGATAGGCGCATGCCTGGGACTTCCGGAAGTTCGCCATCGTCCATAATTTCTTCATCATCATCGAATGTTGGTAGTTTTTCACCTTCGTCACTCGGGACGTCAGTATCCCCCATTTCGTAATCATCTTCGTCAATTTCCGTAACGATTGGTTCAAAATCATCGGGTTCTCCACCATCAACAGGTGATGGGACAGTTATGTCTTCGTCTTCTTTTTTGTCTGTTGGACGAGCCGGGAATCCATCCTTTAGCTCCTCTAGAGACATAGAGTTGAGCTTTTTGTACCATTCCGGCAACTCAATGCCGCCATCGTCGCTAAATGCGCCCTTATCGAGCTCTGGCGGAATATGTCCATCTTTTACAGCCTGCGTTATGGCTTCTCGCACCGCTTTTGTGCGCTGGTCATGTAGCCAGTAAACAAATCCGGCAGTGCCCGGGTCGAGCTGTTCTTTTGCACGCGAGAATGCAACGTGAACTAGGTTGCCTTCTTCCATATAGCTGACGCCAGCTTCACCCTGCGCCAGTTTTTCCGGGATATTTGAAATTGGGTCGCTGAGGTCCTCCGCAACTGCAACGAATCTAGATTCGCGACCCTTCGAAAGCTGCATTGTTGTAATTTCAACATCTCCACCTGCGGTCTTTGCGGAATCTCGAAGCGCTTGTGCTAATTGTCCTAGAATCTCAGTGCTTTCCTCTATCGTTGCGCCTTCAATGACGAAACCGTCATAAAGCCTGCGCTGAGCTTCGCCTTCTTTTCTAAAACCGCGTTCGGCTTCAGCCATTGGCTTTACTTTGTCCTGCAGGCCAAGTTTAATTATTGCTTTCTCGAGGTCTCTACGGTATCTACCGTTGTTCGAACCGCGACCACCAGTCGGAGTATTGGGCCTCTGCGACCCATCTGGCATATCGATTGGGCGACCTGTATCGACTCCGTCTCCAGTTATTATTATTCTTCCAGTTGGCTTTCCTGGTCTCTTATCGTCCCCACCTTCTATGTCAAGTGCGGCATATACAGCCTGCTTGTAGGTGTCATCGACATTCGGGATAATAAATAGTTTTTCTCTCTGGGTTGGCGAAGACTTCCATGCTGACTTTTGCCTACCGGCTATTTCTCTTACCTGGTCGATGCCAACCGCCCAGTTATCAAGCTCCATCGTTTTGCGCTCTGGTAACAAAACAGCTGGGATTATCTCAATTTTTTCTTTGCCTTTAGCTTTGCCCTTTTCATGAACGCTTCTAACTATCGTTCCCTGCAAAAGTTCAAGCATGCCGCGAGTGCCAAGTGGCGGAGCAGTTGGGTCGCTCTTTGGCGGCTGCATTATCAGTTTGTATGCGCTGCGCGCCTGTTGATACTTTGACTGATTGAGAGCTTTCTGCAAGGTGCCCTGTGTCCAAATCGGTCCGAGCCATGATGACATCTCTGGCTTACCAAATCTTGCTATGTATTCTTGCTGCTTTGCAGGTGAACGCATTATGAAGTCAAGGTGCTTAGTAAATGTAAGAAGCTGCTCCCACTTGCTAGCTGGAATAATTACTTCAGGTAGTTTTGGCATGCCTCGTTCATCACGCTCAACAGCCTTACTATTTATGACTATATTTATAAACTTTAGAGCTTCGTTGATTATTTCACCGTTTGTTCTACAGAGAATCATCGTTGGCAGATTGCCCTTATCGGCCTCTGCATATCTATCTACTATTTGACCAGCTTTTGGTCCATAAAGCGTATCCCTAAGCTCCTTTAAGGCCTTGTCCTGTGCTGGTCTATCTAGTGACAGCAGGTCAAGCTTCTTCTCTGGAGTAGAATATTTTTTCTCTATATCGGCTATCAATATCTGGCGTGTTGCATCATCTATTTCATCGACCGGATTATTGCCGAGCCTATCTTTTTCTGGCAATAGTGGGTCAAACTGCCTATTGATAACAGTTTGCGCCTGGCCCTTAACGTGCTTCCACGGCTGTTGCTTAACACCCTGTCTACGCAGATGAACATTTTGTGCTCCAAGAACCAGGTTTGCGGCATGACCTACAGTTTCGCCATATCTAAACGACTCTGTAATGTCCTGTGAGTACTCTGAATCAAGTGACGCCAGAATATTCTTTGCATCGCGGAATGCATAGACAGCCTGTCTATCGTCTCCGACAAGAATAATAGGGAGCTTATCCCTATTCCTATCTAGAACTGTTTCGAGAACCTCGTTTGAGTCTTGCACCTCGTCTAGCAAGAATGCACCGAGGGGATTTTCCTTTGATGCCATCTTTTTACGTAAGGTAGCACTTGATGTTTTCCCAGCCTTTTTGGTTAATCCTGTAACAACCCACTCTTCGCCGTCATAAACGTATGTATCGCCTTCGCGTAGCGATGATGGAACGGATACTTTTACTCTTGTTTGAGCTGAAGAGTGCGTAATTAAACCTGGGTCTGTTCTCAGGTCAGGGTCTGTCATCATCCAGAATTTAGACACAAGTTCCATTGTTGGTAGCAGGTTAGAGTCGCCATCTGCAATCTCGTCCACGATTGACTGGACCGCCTCAATCCATTTTTTAGGAATTTGCTCTTCGGTGAGAATGCTGTCAACGCCTGTGGGTTGATTGTCCTTTCCACGCGGCGTATCCATGTCTTCAAGTCTCTGTTTTGGAGGCATGAAGTGTTGTGCTGTAACTTTTTCTTCTTTGGACAGACCCCAGCGCTTAAGGGCGTTAGATAGAAGGTCGCCCATTTCGGAAAGTTCAAGGAACGTTCCGTTTGGAAGTTCAAAACCCTCTACTTCTACTTCTGACTTCTTTACTTTTCCTTTTTCATCACGAATAGGCCTGCCGGAAGCATCCACGTCTGGCTTCATTTTCTTTCTTTTTACAACATCTGGCCATTTCTCTAGGCCAAGATGCTCAGCAAAGTCGTCACCTTTTTGAAGCATTGTCCAGCCAAGAGCCTCAAAACCAGGGTCCTCACCAACAAACGTTTCGGTTGTTCCGTCAAATTTTTCTCTGACGAAATTTTTTCCAATCATTTTTTCGACGCCTGGCGTCTCTTCTTCGCTCTTCCATGCCGGATTTCTACGCATGGACTTTTTGCTCTCTCGGCTCTTGTTTAGCATGCCCATTTTTCTGCGCATGCCCGGTCCATACTTTTTGTCACCCTGACCAAGACGGAGCGACCACTGCCAGAGCTTGTCCGTAGTAGCAATACCCGTATTTCGTGGGAATTCTGTTTCGGCTTCTAGTTGGTTTTTTGTGTTGAAAACCGTATAGTAAAGATTTCCGGTTTTATTATTCTTTGCTAACTCAGTTACTGCATCAGCAATCTTCTCTGGTTTTATCTTGCTGAAATCAATTCCATATCTATCCGATAGGTAAGCAAGCTGTTCCGCCCTTCTTGGGTCACCTTCCGGCCATAGGTCGAATTCTCTCTGAAGAGCCCACGCGATGCTTTTAAGCGTTGTCGTTTTTCCAGTTCCAGCACCAGCAAGAACACTTAAAATTGCAGGATTATTGCCGTGGATAAGCGATAGAGCAACAGCCATAATGTCGCGCTGCTCATTTGTGGGCTCATTAGCCAGACCAAATGCAAGCTTTAGCGATACATCTTCAGCAATTCTGTCGATTTCTGGAACGCCAGGCTTTGTACCCTTGATTTTCCCAGCCTTTTTACCGCTTGCAAGCGCTCCGGACGGAGTAATAACAACTCCTGCCTTGTTCTTTGACGGCGCATTTGGCGCTACGTCGTATGAACGAAGTTCGCGCTCCGCGATACTCAGATTTGGTGAATCTGGGACAAATTCATCCCATGCTTCTGAGTCAAGCAGGTCCTCTAGTGGGCCAGTTATTGTTGTTGTTGGCTTTATTGGCTCAATATCCTCATAGCCGGCGAGCATAGGAACTTCGAACCATATATCGTCCTTGCCCTTACGCTCATCGTCAGGTATGCCAGCAAGTCTTCGCATTGTCGCCGAACGGTTAAGAAGATAGTCATTTGCTTGCTGTGCCTGGACTATTGCCCTATGTATCGCAAGTGGGTCTGACTTGAGCTTCTTTAGCCAGCTATTTAGATACAGAAGATGGTCTTCGCGGACTGTTGGCTCGAGACCCATTGAGCCAAGAGCAAATGCTGAACCTATTTCGGCAATAAGCTCCTCGAAAGCATATTGTTCATCACCAAACTCTTTGCCAAGAGTTCTATTTAGTCGCGTTGGGTGCGAAGTCCAGTGAATTGTCTCGTGCATTGCTGTTGAATAAAATGCGAGTGCATTTTCAAACTGGTCAAACGCCGGCATGTGGATGCTGTCGGTCATGGGGCGATAAAAAGCCTGCTGACCTTTAGACTCTACAAACTTAGGACCTATTTCCTGAATTACGTTTTCCAAGTCCTGTAGGCGCTCTTCCTGGTTGATGGCGCTATCCTCAACCTCGTAGAACTTCTTTGGCAGACCAGCAACATCATCGACGTTGTAAACAGTCTGAACAACGTAGTAGCGGCCAGTCTCAACCGGCTGGCCATCTGCGTTCATTAGAATTCGTCCCTCACGCGGCACGAGGATTGAAACGCCGCGTGCGCTAGCTCCTGGCTTTAGTTTTCCACCAAGTTTCTGCCACTGCGTCTTTCCGGCCCATCTATTTGTTGTATATCCACGACTTTGTGCAGTCAGAAGAAGTGCAAGCTGGTTCATGCCCTGGTAAACACGATTACGCGTTGGGTTTCTGGCAAAAATTTCAGGATTTCGCCACGGCATCTTCCATTGTTTTGCCTTTTCGGGGTTATCAATCAGGTCTTGTAGAACAGCGATTATTTCATCAGCCATCCGCTTATACATTTCCGACAGTATCGGCGAATCTTCTGGAATCTCTGCTTTATCTGGCAATTTCCCAGACGACAAGGCAGCGCTAATCGGGCCATCAAACTTGTTTATCTCATCGATTGAACGCTTTGATTTCGGCTTATCTAGGTATTTTGCATATCCGCTAGAAAGTTTCTGACCGGCCTTTATTACCTTTCCAGCTGCAGGCTTCTTCTTTGGCTTCTCAGACTGAGCCATCTCGCTTTCGGCCAACTTCTCGACGCGGTTCATGTACTTGTCGAGTTCTGAAATTGCTCTTTCTAGCTTCTTTATTTGTTCTGGGTCGGTAGCACCATCAAGTACGCCCTGAAGTTCATCGCGCCGCGACTCTGCTGCACCAAACTTTTCTGCCGAATCGATATCCGGGTCATCAAATCGTGGAAGGTCTAGCTCTATTTTCCCCGATGAAAGCTTTCCGGCAGCATTCTCAATACGGGCTACTGTTTCCGATTCCGGCTTTGAAAGCTGACGTGGTGATGGCTTTGGGTTCCTTATGGAGCCAGGGCCGTCTGGGGTGGGGTCCGGTGTTGCTAGCGCTATACCACGAAGGAACAAACCTTCACCAACGATTCCGTTTAGATTCGCATCACGGGCTGTAAATGGGTCGAAGTCTTCAGCGCCTATTGAAGTGAAGAATCTTCCACGCGTACGTCCACCGCCGATGTTTGGACGGTCAATTAGGCGACTTCCGATAGCACGACCGAGGCGGTAACTAGCCGCCTTCCACTCTATGTCGTTTTCAGTTAGAGATTTTTTTTTTAGATTTTCGACAGCTGTGTCAATTGCCTCAATCAACTCAAAGCTAACGCCAGATGTGATGACAATTCCGTTTACATCGACAAAAGAGTCAACATTGTGGTAATCAAATATTGGGTCAAGCGCCTGTTTTACCTGGAATGCAAACTGCGGAACAACTGGCAACAGGTATGGCTTGTCGTCAAAATCAAAATCGTCCTGTTTTGAACCAAACTCGCCAAGAAGTTTAAACTTACGACGCTTCTTGCGGCGTCTTCCTATTGCTCCACGAACAGCTGCAACAGCTAGTTCCCCTGGGTACTTAACTTCAAGCTCGGCAAGGTAGTCCTCTTCCGCGAACTCCTCATCGAGCTCATAATTCTTGGTATCTGCCGTGCTTCCCTTAACGACACCCTTCGGGATAACCGCAAATCTGCACTTGCCTTCTGGCTCTACATCCATTGCGATTATCTTGCAGGAATTTCCACCTTGGTAAAAAACACAGTTTGCGCACTTAACTCCGATTGAGGCAACTTCGTTCTCCTCGGGCGAGCTGTATGCCGCGTAAACACCAGTTGAATCCTCATTAAAACGACCGTGACGCTTCACAATTTTTAAAAGGGCATCCCTGAGGTCGGCCTCTTCCCTGTCTAGGTTATTGGGGTCGAACTCTGGCTCTTCCCTGTCTTTGCCACCATCTTCGTACTCCACTGGCGGGAGCGGAACCATGCGATTGCCATTCTCGCCTGGCTTTATCGCCACAGGCATTGAGGGCATCTGCGATGGTCGGATGACTCTTTGTGGCTCGTTGGCAGGCATGCTAGGTCCAGCCATCGGCATATTTGCCGCTGGCGCGATTGGCCTACGCATTGGCATAACAACAATCGGTTCTGGGGCGCCGAACATATACCGACCACGGCTGCCACTAAAGCCGCACTTGTAGCGGCCAACTTCGCCGTTGGGCATTCTGCGAGCGAACGTAACCTCGTCATCGTTTACGTCCATGAGTGATACTTTTTCACCGAGAATCGCGGCCAATTGCTTCTCAATTTCGGCCTTATCGATAGCACTTCCGCTATCTTCCATTACTGCAGACATTCTGTCTGCGAGCTCGTCCGACTTAACCGAAATTGTTCCGGTTAGCTGGTTTGCTCCGTGGAGAACTGGCGAAACCTCATAAAGCTCTAGTTCGTAGATGACATTTGCTTGAGACTTCTGGTCAAACTGGGCTCGCAGCGTCTTGTAGCCAATTGACCATTCCTGTTCCTCGCCGAAGAAGGCAACCATCGCAAAGGCTTCGCGGCCCTTTTCTGAATTCAGGTTGAACTGGACGCGAGCGAAAAGACCGCCAATCCCAGCCATCTTCATCTTGAGCGGTAGGCGGTTGTCTGTGTTAGGAACTTCGTAAATCTCTAGAACTTTGCCAATCGGGTCATTCCAGCTGTGGCCCCAAACAACGCGTGGCTTACGGCGCTGAAGGCTCTTTGTGAATGCGCCGCTTGCGACGATGTCACCAACCGAATCCTTATTCCCAATACCGGCCACGAAACACTCAACTATGCCCTGAGCCTCGTCCAGGTTGATGTTTCCACCCTTGGATGAGAGGGAGTTGCCAAGCGAACTTGACTTATATTCGAACAGTTCAGATGGCATGCAATAGACCCTTCAAGTCGTGTCTATTGAAGATAATAAGCGATTGGGAAGTCTGCTCGATGTAACTATTACTTAAAGTTTTTGTTTAAAGAAACTATTGTTAGAAACACGATAGTTTACTGAAACATCAACTAAACGGTCTGCCCAAATCCCCACGCGGACCGAGCTTCGCGTTCCGCGATTGATTCTTGCTGATGAGCAAAAAAGTCTGTAAACATCTCGACAAGGCTGTCGCGGAAGAAAGAGAACCTCTTGTCTTCGTCTGCATATTCGAACGACTTCAGCATCATCGCGTTGATTTCGTTGAAATGAGATTCGTTAATCTTCTTAATCCTTGAAACGTGGGCATCAACCATGGCCCTGACGTCTTTCGCCGGCATTGCCTTGATTCTTAAGCCTTTTTCCGAGGCTGCGTTGACTCGGGATTCGAAAGAATCGTTGATAATTGAGGAGATAACGGGCTTGATGTCGTCTTCAAATTGCTTGTTCCATGTATCTATTGACAAAACGGACTCGATGTCAAGCGTTCCGTGCATAAGCGCTTTCTTTGCCCTTGCGCCGCTTGCTTTTTCAAGTACAACGCGCTGCTGGCGCTCTATCAGTCTTTCCATGCCGCGCGCCAAAATGTTTGACCATCTTTCAATTGACTGCTCTGTACGGTCAAGCTCTTCTTTTTCTAAGTCATTTGACTTTGTTTCAATTTCCGATTCGGGAGCAGAAGCTGCCGTTGTCGGCATTGGCGGCATGGCTGTCTGCGGCACCCCCCCCATGGCCTCTGGCGGAACTGTGGTTTGAGCAAGCTGTCCTTCTTGCGCTGACTCTGCGAGCGCACCGCCCATTGTGTTGACGTCAAGCGGTACTGGTTCTCCAGCTGGCCCAACCGGATGTAGTGCCCCCGGTGGCATTCCTGGTGGCGCACCTGGCGGCATACCTGGCATACCCGGCATGCCCGGCATACCTGGTGCCCCGGGAATCTGCGTTTGCCCCTCTTCCATTTTCTTTTTCGTGTTTGCAATTGGGATGAGGTTTGGGTTCTGAAGCAATGAATCGGCTAGGTCGGCTTCTACCTCTTTACGCGAAGAACCGATTCTATATTCGTTGGCACTAATCAGGCCAGACTGAAACTCCTGGAGCAGATACTTATCTCGCTCCTGCTTATAGAGCATGAGGATGGGGACTTCCGATGTATCAAAGTCTAAATAATACTTTTCGTCGAGCTCGTCAAGCGCGCGTGCCAATGGTTCCAAATGGGGGAGCATCGTCTCCATCCAGAAAACACGAATCTCTTCTGCTGCATTACTGAATGTTCTTCCGGCAGCATTGCCGATTACCGATTCAGGGACGCCAAACGAAGAAAGTATTTCTTCTTTTGTTATCTGGCGCATCTGAATGTAAGCAGCATCGCGTGGATTAGCGGAAGTGTCAACGAAGTCGACCCCGTCATCTGCGGCTATAACTGTTGTATGGCCCGCTTTTGCGAGATTTCCACGGAATCTGCTTCTCAGTTCTTCTTTGTCGTCTTCGTCAATAGCGCCTCTAACGACAAGCAATCCGCCAGGCCGGCCGTCATTGAGCAGATAGTTTCTGTTATACAATTTGGCAAGATTTTCAATCTCAATAGCCACTCCTGCGGCTTCTAGCGGAGTCAGGGACAGATATGGGTCAAGCGGATGCGGGCGTCTTACCCAAACAACGTCTTCAGGCTTTAGAAATTTTTTTTCCCCGTAAGGCATCTGCACTTCATATCCAGATACAAATGTTTTTGGGTCCGGGATTGGGGCAGTTGATTGTGGCGGCAAAAGATTTAGCCCAATAATTCGACCGTCTCGGCCATAAATCTTTTCAATGAACGCTCCGCGTGTTCCCAAGAGAAGTTGTGCGGAAAGTCGATAACGGAAAATGAACGAGTTTTCTCCAACATTGGCCTTTGTGTTTAGCAATTCAAGAAGCGGAGAGCGGTTTGCTTCTCTGCCACGAACAATCTCACCCTGGTTAGAATTATCTTTTCTGAGAATTATCGGCAATCTAGCCTGGTTGCCGGCTATAGCGTCGATACACCTATTAACCCAGGTGATTTTTGACATTCCCTCTCGGTAGGCGCGCTCAATATCCCATGAGTCGCGATATGCCTTGCCAGCCAGCGAGGGGTTGACGGAGATTGGTGCTCCATACCCAATGTCCTTGCGGGACTGGGAATTTATGTCTTTATTCTGAGGCGAGTTCCAACCCATGCGCTATCTACTCAGCACCCAACAAGAAACCGAAAATTCCGCAACAGACACCAGCGACCACCCAACCGGCAGGGAAAAATATCATTCCTGCTCCAATACTACAAAATATTATAAAGCAAAGCATTAATATATTTGCGAAAGTTCCGCGATTAGCCTTGCTTTGGACCCATCTGCGAAAGATTCTCGCTGTCAATACAATTCGAGATGAGGCGGCCTTCAGTGCCTTTTTGATTTTTCGCCGTGTGTTTTTTAATTCTACTTGCGCTGGGGGCATGTACGATACAGTAGCGCATAAGTTGGCTCTGATGCACAAAGAGTCTTGTTGATTGGTTCTTATAATTTTATGGCTGGAAAAGCAAATTGGGAAGAAGTACTGGAGTATCTCAGCCCTAAAATGCCGCCATACTGCCCCGAAGAGCCATCGATAAACCAAAAAGTATTCCTGAGAACCAACTCCCTGGAGGGCCTTTTCGGGGGAGCGGCCGGTGGGGGTAAATCTTCTGCTCTTCTCATGGCGGCTCTCCAGTATGTAGATGTACCTAACTACTCGGCAATTCTTTTCCGCCGCACATTTGCTGACCTATCGCTGCCCGGCGCTCTAATGGACCGCTTTAAGTCATGGATGAGCAACTACGACGATGTTCACTGGAATAACAACACATTCGTGGCGACCTTCCCCTCTGGAGCGCGCATTTCTTTTGGATATCTAAATAATGTTAATGACTATTTACGCTATAAGGGCTCTGAATTCCAGTTCATAGGCATGGATGAGGTCACCGAAATACGTGAATCTGACTACAGATACCTGTTCTCCCGACTCCGTCGTCCAGCCAGCGGCCCGATTGCCCAGGTTCCGCTCAGAATGAGGGCCGCGTCAAACCCCGCCCCCAACTGGGTCCGGCAGAGGTTTATTGTAGAAGGCAAGGAAGCCGGAAGGGTTTTTGTCCCATCCACACTCAAGGATAACCCCGGAATTGACGCTGATTCCTACCGTCAGGCCCTATCCGCCCTGGACCCCGTGGAAAGAAGGCGGCTAGAGGAGGGCGACTGGTGGTCGACCACCCTGGGAAGCCTTTTCCAGCGGGAATCTTTCATAATTATTGACCCAGACGAGATACCCCTAATCACTAATTCTGCCAGGGTTGTCAGGTTTTGGGACCTTGCCGCCACGGAACCACATGCCGGGAATCCAGACCCAGACTGGACGGTGGGTACCTTGATGCTATTTGACGGCGGAATCGCATACATCTTGGACGTAAAGAAAGCCCGCGTTAGGGGTGAAAAGGTCGAACAGTTGATTGCCGAGACCGCGGAAGACGATGGGTACGGAGTTTCAATAAGGATGGAGCAGGAACCTGGTTCTTCCGGCAAGGCACTTGTTGACCAATATGCCAGATACGTAGTTCCGGGCTATGACTTTGGCGCCATGAGGCCGACCGGAGATAAGGTGACCAGGGCTAGGCCATTCGCTGCCGCAGCCGCTAATGGAAATGTTCGGTTAGTCCGCTCTGCGTGGCTCACCGACTGGCTCGATGAATTTTCTTCATTTCCTGAAGCAGCAAACCATGATGACCAGGTTGACTCCGCTGTTGGGGCTTTTACCTTTTTGACTGGGCTAGGGTTGCCGCAGCGCAAGAGGGCTTCTATAATCTTCTAGACCATCACCAAACTAGACACATACGAGGTACTAATAATGAGCTTGGATAAAATCCAAGAACTCCGTTCCGCAATCATTGATTTGGATAATGTCGTTGCGTCTTTTCTGAGAGACAACCCCACAGCAGAAGAAGCTGGTGTCGCTCTCGCTGAACTGAACTTTCTGAAGAGAGATGTCTCCATCGTCTATGACTCATTTGCTGGAGCACTTTCCGAGATAATGGGACCTACCGAGACGCTTCTTCTCCCAGATGGAACAACAATTGAAAAGAAGTCTTCTTACGACAGAAAGGGTTGGAAGCATGCTGACCTCGGTTCTGCCGTTGCCGACCGCCTCGTGAAGATGTCAATTGACATGGACACCGGAGAAATCACAAAGTCTCCAAAAGAGATAGCAGAGGAGATGCTTACATACTGCGCTCCTTCGTACTGGAGAATCAAAGAACTGAACAAAATTGGTCTGAACGCAGATAACTTCAGCGAAGTTGGCGACCTCAAGACCAGCATCATTGTCCGCAAACCAAAGTCATAGAAAGAAAGAAAATGACAACAAATAGCAACGAAATCGCTCGACTGCTCGCGGAGCCGTTTCCCGAAGAAATGGAAAAGACGCTCGTAAAGAGCGGTGTCTCGCTCGTCTATCTACCAATCAGCGAAGTAATCAATAGGCTCAACAAGGTTCTAGGCGTTGACAGCTGGTCTTTCAAGATTCAGTCCGTGTACCGTGACCACGTTGACACTGACGAAATAATCGCTCACGTGTCTCTGACTGCAACCATCAACGGAAACAAGGTTGTCAAGGACGGATTCGGCGGCCAGACGGTTAAGCGACAGAAAAAGGACAACAAGCCAGTTGACCTCGGCAATGATTTCAAGGGCGCAGTTTCGGACGCACTCAAGAAAGCCGCCCAGCAGCTCGGAGTTGGCCTCTACCTGGCCCGTTCAGCAGATGCGTTGGACGCCGAAGATGCCATCTACTCAGCCCCACAGGAACAGCCAGTCTCCCCCCTCGGAGAGAAGTGGTCCAATTTCGTTTCAATCACCAAGACGCTGTCACAGGAGCAAAAGGATTCACTGAATAGCTTCTGGGAAAAGCACTCTGGCGGCAAGCCCAAGCCGACACTGACTACTGCAACCGAAGACGACATCGACGCGCTTGTTGTCGAAGCAATGCGTCTATCTTTCGGCGCAACGCTAGTAGAGGAAACAGATGGCAACTGATGAGCCAGCGCTCCTTGTAGCCCCAGACAGACTTTCACCGTCTTCCATCTCCACGTTTCAGCAATGCCCGCTGAAGTTCAAGTTCAGCAAGATAGATGGACTCATGGATTCGCCAACAGAGGCAACAATGTTGGGAAACTTTGTTCATGAAATACTCGAAACGATGTATGCGCTTCCGGCAGAACAGAGAACGCAGGACACGGCGAGAATTCTGGCCCGTGATTTATGGGCGTCAAAGTGGGAAGAACAAGTAACAACGCTCATTCGTTCTGAAAAAGAGTTAAAGCTTTTCAGATGGACTGCGTGGTGGTGTGTTGAAAATCTATGGGCTCTTGAGGAGCCAATGGAAGTTGAGCCCTATGCCATAGAAGAGCATGTGGAGGGCGAGATTTCCGGGATTAAACTGCATGGATTTATAGATAGACTTCATTTTTCTGGAAATACGGCAAAAGTTTCTGACTATAAGACCGGCAAAACTCCGAAAAAAAACTACATCGATGACAAGTTTTTCCAATTAATCATTTACACTCAGTTGCTAAAAAGCGCTGGAATTGATGCAGAAAAACTTGAAGTGGAACTTCTCTATCTGAAAGATGGAGTGAGGTTTGCGAAAGAAATTACGGCAGATGATGTCAATAAAGTCGCGTCAGTTATCGCCGAAGTAAGACAGGGAATCGAAAAGAGATGCAAGGAAGGGTATTTTGAGCCAAACAAAACAATCCTCTGTAACTGGTGTGGATTCAAGTCGATTTGCCCAGCGTGGCAGCGATAGGAAATCTTTTATGAGCGCAAAATGGAATGATGACACCTTCGCCAGAATGGTTGCCGAAGAGGTCAAAAACAAGGTAACACCTATTGAGCGTGAAGAACTCCGTCGTCCAGAAAACTGGGATAGATGGAAGCGAGCACTTGTTGCTCTTTCCGAGAATCTGCAGCGTCAGATTGAATCAATCGAGGCAGACAACGAGTCAGACCAAAGGCGATACTCCTCTCTCGGTTCCAAGGGGAACAAACTTACGAACGAAACTCGCCGCTATTACGACGACAAGGCAAGCAAAATCAAGAGATTTAAGTACCATGTTGATAGAAAGCTTGACGAAGTCTGCGTGATGATTGAAACCGGCGAGGCCACGCAAAGCGATGGCTGGAAAGAAGTCGACTTCTACCGCAGGGCTATTATCACACACCGCAATATGCTCCGAGAGTTTGACCTTGAGGATACGGCAATCGACCGTTCACTTTGGGACTGTCTTGACGGAAAATGGACGTTCGACCTCATTAACAACGACAATCTTTGATGTAGTCTTGCGCTTTGATGGAGCGTAAGAAACCGATGAAGCGGACGCCACTGAAGCGTCAGGCTAAACCAATAGCAAAACGCAGTAAAAAAACAGAGAAGGTCTATGTTGAGCGTCGCAAGATTGTCGCTGAAATGTTGGCCGAGTTTCCGCTTTGTTTTGCTTGTCCGCTGTTCGCAAAACATGATGGGCTATCAACGTTCATCCATAGAAATAGCGTTGACATTCACGAGCTAATTAGACGTTCGCAGGGTGGTTCAATTCTTGACAGGGAAAACCTTGTATCCGTATGCCGTCAATGCCATACGCGGATAGGAAATGAGCCAGAATTGGCTTTTTCTCTAGGACTGGCCAAGCATTCCTGGGAGTGAGTGTATTATTTAATCATTCTCAGTAATCGCTACCTGGGGATGGTATAGGTACATCGGCGGGTGGATGTTCTAGTTGAGCAACTGCCCGCCTTTGTATTTGCTATAGTCAGCGATTATGCACTTTCTGGGGCTTGACCTTTCACTCACGTCTACCGGATACTGCATAAACGGCGAAACCGGAATAATCTCAACAAAAACAAAAGGCCCAGAAAGATTGTCAATAGTCTCTAATGAGATTATTGATTTAATTATCAAACATAATATAGACGCCGTTATTATCGAAGGGTATTCATTTGCCTCACGCAATAGCCAGGCGCACAGTATTGGTGAACTTGGCGGAGCTGTCCGCATGAGGCTTTGGGAGTCAGGAATCCCGTTTGTCGACGTTCCGCCCACCTGTAGGGCGAAGTTCGCAACCGGGAAGGGGAATGCCGGGAAGGCCGAAGTCATATCGGCAATATCGGCAAAGACTGGTCTCACGTTTCTCGGTGCCGGCGCAGACGATGAATGCGATGCCTGGGTGCTGGAGCAAATGGTTCTTACATACACCAAAAAGTCAACAATATTCTGGACAAAAGAACAGCTCGACGGCTTGACAAAAGTAGACTGGTCGCCGATAAACGACTTAATTGAAGAGGGAATATGAGAATGAGAACGACACCTATCAGTCAGGTAGATATTGAGCAAGAACTTCTAAGACTGATGGACAGTCTTGAAAACGAAACAGAGCAGTTCGAGTCGCTATCGATGGACATGGCCAAAAAAGAGGCCCTATACAAGGCTAATTGGGCCCGTGAGTACCTTTCTGCCAAGGGTTCAATTAAGGAACGCGAGGCTTGGGCTGACTACAAGCTGGACCAAGAGCTATTTGAGTACAAATGTGCCGAGGCCTTGGTCAAAGCAAAAAGGGAAAAACTTCTCTCTGTTCGCTCCTCCATGGATGCAATAAGAACCCTTAACGCAAACGTAAGAACGCAGGTATAACACAATGGCGCACGGAATACATGAATCGCTCATTTCCCTGGCTGTCGACATAGACGACCTTATCCCCCTCGACAATAACCCGCGGCGCGGCGATGTTGCGGCGATTATGTCGTCATACAAAGAGTTTGGGCAGGTCAAGCCAATCGTTATACGCCCAAACGATGATGGCACGGCAACCGTAATCGCCGGAAATCACCAGCTACAGGCAGCCAAGCAGCTTGGGTGGGACAAAATAGCAGCCGTTCCATACGAGGTTGACGGCGAGCGGGCTATTGCGTTTGCCATTGCGGACAACCGAACAATGGAACTTGGATACACTGAGCCGGAGCTTCTAAACGAAGTCATTCTGGAGCTTGCAGATGTCTACCCAGAACTAATGACGGGCCTGGGGTGGGATGAGTTTTCTACTGCGGAGATAGAGCAAAAGGTCATTCGCCAGGACAACAGGATTATTGAGCCTGGGGCTGGATTTATCCCTCCAGTTATTTCCGATACGTCCGGGAATGGGTTTACGTCCGGAAGCACAAAACTGGATAGGTACGAAGATTACGAGGAGGATGAGCATGAAGAACCATCCCACGCCAGGCCGGCGCTAGACAGAAATGCTGTTTCCGTTACGCAGACGGACGACGGCAAGCAGCGCATAGATATCAGACCGGGGATTGACCAAAACGACGCAGTCGTTCGAGGCTCAACAACGGTTGCTCCTGGTTCCGCTCCACAGGCCGTAGTCCAATACACGCTAGTGTTTGACAATACTGCGCAACAAGCTCGGTGGTACGAATTCATTAAGTGGCTTCGCTCTGACCCAGCAGTTGTCGGAAACACAACAGCGGAAAAATTAATCGATTTCATAGACCAACACATCGAGATTTAAAATGGACCAAATTGAGCAAAAATGCATCTACCTCCTGGGTAGAGGTCGTATTTCAAAAACAGAATGCGCCGAAGTGCTCGAAGTACTCACAAAACGCATTGCTGAATGCGACCACTGGAAGTCAATAGCTGAACAGGCCCTAAGCATAAACAATGAACTTAGAGCCGAAAATCTACGCCTGAACCAAATCGCAAAATACTGACATGACACGTCAGAGGCTTTTCCTAGACATGAGTTGCGTAGACGCTGCTCGACAAAGAATCAGACACGTTTACGACACATTTGACACTGTCTGTGTCCAGTTTTCTGGCGGCAAGGACTCCACCGCTGTCTTGCTGCTTGCAAAAGAAGTGCATGAAGAGCGCGGTCTTGGCCCTGTGAAGGTTATTTTCCGTGACGAAGAAATGGTTAGCCCTGTCGTTGCAGACTACGTCGAAAGAGTACGGAATTATGATTGGGTCGACATGGAATGGTACTGCCTTCCGTATCCTGCCGAAATATGGGTGCTCGGTTACAGAATCACAACACTGCTGTGGAGCCAGGAGCGCTTCGACCAGGATAGATGGGTCCGTCAAATGCCGCCCTGGGCAATAAGCGGAAAACATTTTGGTCTCAGTCACAGCGTTTCGCTGCCAGAGCAAACCGACTACTACACAATGCAGGGCAAAAGAGGAAATGTTGCTTTTCTTACAGGAGTACGCGCAAGTGAATCAATGGTCAGGTATAGGTCAATTGTTCAAAAGCTGCATGAAAACTATATCAATACGCCATACAAGCTAAAAAAAGGAATACCACTCAAGTTCGCAAAAGTCATTTATGACTGGAACACGAATGATGTTTTCAAGTTCATCATTGAAGAACATGGTGCTGAGTACTGCGAGTATTATGACCTGGCCGCAATGACTGGAAGCAATACGCGCGTTGGCATACCCCTCCACGCAACCGCAATTCGAAGAATCGGTGACGTTATAGCGACTGAGCCAGAATTCTATGACAGGCTTTTTGAGTGCTTTCCATACATCGATGCGCAGCGCAGGCTTTGGCCAGAGTTTGACTCCGAGCAGCTAATAGAAAGCTATGCGCGTCTTGGGTTTGACGGTGCATCAAGTTTTATCGACGAGTACCTAATCGGCGATAGAAGAAAAACAGAAGCAAGAGCATATGTTTCAAAATTCAGAAAGAAACACCTGACTGACCCTCATGGTTACCCAGTTAGCTGGCTAATCAGAAACCTGATGCTCAACGACATAGACGTTAACTCGCCGACGCCAGTTGGGCCAAAGACTAAGGCTCACGCAATAAGGGCCGTCGAAATGGAAAGAGCAGACATTTATGAGTATTAATATTGAATACGTTGACCCATCGGTTCTTTCGGTCCCAGAATGGAGAGCAACATATACGCTTCGTCCAGAGATGCTTGTCATATCAGCATCACTATCTCAGTTTGGTTTTATTCAACCGATTCACGTAAGGCTGGCTACGGGGGAAATTATTGACGGCTCTGAGCGGTTTCTTCTAGCGACGAATATTCCGCAAATACTAAAAAAGAGCTCTGGCAAGATTCCTGTCATATTCCATGATTTAGATAAAATCGACGCAATGCTTCTGCACCTCAGGCTAAATAGAGGTCATTCCCAGGTTTTAGCCAAAAAGACGTCTGAAATAGTGCGAGCTGTAAAGCGTTCAGGCAAATACGGTGTATCGGACTTTGAGGACATGCTTTGCATGCGAGCAGAAGAGCTATCAATAATGCTCGATGGCTCACTACTAAAAACAAGAAAACTAAAAGAACATATTTACGCCCGCGCATGGATTCCAATCGAGGCTCCACCTGGCTCAGTTGAGCAGGAATCATTTTCTATCGAAAGACCGCCAAATCCTGACAGATAAATAAAAGTGTTTTCTGGTATATTTGTTGAACAGACTAGAGGAGCACTATGCCCGGAGTACGCTACGGCCCAGACATTTCAGACGATGCTGCTGAAATTGTTGACTTTGTTAAAGACGCCCAAGCCCGCATGCGTAAGGGCCTGAAACTCAGCAAGCGTGATACAGCCAGATATACCTCATACAAGCAGATAGCAAAAGATATTTTTGGTGTTGGCGGCGATAGATTTGAGAAAGGCAAGCTTGGTGACCTGGCAGAGATGGCTAGGTATGGCGGCTCAAAGCCGAGAAGCGCAATAGCCAAAGACTGGAGAACTGGTGGGCAGATGAAGAAATCTGTTACCCAGGAGTTCGTCGACCGTGGCGTGCCGGGCGGACGCAAGGCTGGAAGCTCGAAGACCCCAGAGGGTACATGGTACGTCGGACGCACGAGGCCGAAGAAGTTCCGCGAGCTAGAGGCTAAGGTTCAGCGCCGCATGAATAGAAACGGCGCAAGTTTTGGTAAAACCAAGATTGCACCACGTTCTACCAAGCCAGACAATCTGTTGGCCCAAGTCGACAAGCTCAACATTGCCAAGGCAAGAACTGGGTCCAGCGACATTGTCAACCGGCCGCGTGGCGCAACAACAACCAGAAAGCCGGGCCTACCAATACGTCCGCCTCTGCCGAAGTCAGCGATTCGCAACGCGCAACGGCAGAGAGAACGGGCCAAGAATGTTAAGGGCGCCGGCAGTAAGGGCAAGGGGAAGACTGGCGGCGGCAGAAAGAAGTAATAGGGTTAACCCTATTTAACTACGACCTCATGAACTTGTCGTCGTGACGCCCAAAGCCAGAGTCGAGCCCAACACTCTCTAGGAAATCCTCATAAAAGACATGGTCGTCTTCGCCTATGTCTTCCTTGATTAGGAAATCCTTGACCGACTCATACGGCTCAATTGTCGCAATTAGGCGACCATTCTCGTCTTTGCCGATAATGTTTATATTTGTCGAAGACAGGGCAGAAACGGCAATAGACCATAAGAAGTCAGTAAAAATTTCTACTTGGTCATCGTCGTCAAGATTTTCCTGGTCCTCCTCTAGCCAAAAAAACATGACTTCTAGAACGTTTTTTAGGACTCTTGCATTTGCTGCGCGTTTATCCGCTTCGTTGGCAAAACGCTGTACAGCTATATTGTCCACAGGATTTGTGACTGTCATTTGATGCCTTTTTCTTTTGAGAAGTGTTCCAGCGATTTATATGGCTTGAATCTGGCAACATAGTCGCCCTCTGAGTTTCTTCCAACAATATTCATTCCGGCAACGGCCATGAGAACTGACGCCATCCCGAATACGTCTTCGGCGAGTTCATCGACTTCATCTTCGCTCATGGGGTTGTCGTCGTCCATGAATATTACGAAAAGTATCCGAGCCACTCTTTCGAGGATGTCGGTATTTGCCGCAACTCTCTCCCCTTCCGAGAATTCAATAGTTGGCATAAATAGTTGCTCGGCCGTCATATGGACAATTTATACCCATGACATGCTTCAGTCAATCTCCCTATACCCCTACGCATATACTTGGTGTTAGAATTTGATACTGCATTTATTTGCAAAATCGCTTTATAACAGGAGTGGCCATGATTGTCTCAGTCAACGACATCAAGACATATATGGACATCAGGCTATCTGCCCGTCAAGAGGATGCTGCAGAAATGATTCTAGCTGGCCTGCAGAGCGAACTTGAGGCATTCCTCCGTCGGCCAATAGAAGTTGCAGAGTTCGAGGAAGAACATCGACTTGACTCGACACACACAGGAGTCCCCATGGGGACATTCCTCACAGCAAATGACAACACATATAACTCGTCATTTACGACTAGCCCGCGGAACGATATGACAACATGGGCAACCCCACCGCCATCAATCTACTTTCGCAATACACCGATTGTCTCCATCATAGAGGTTAAAGTAAAACCTTTATTTGGAGCTGAAAAAATACTTGTTGAAGAAACGGACTATATCCCTCGCAAGTACGGTATTGACTACTACTACGGGTACTCAGACGACCTAATCACGGTCACTTATACGGCAGGTCTAGACGGTACTTCGATACCGGCATTAAAGCTGATGATTCTTCGTGCCGCTTCACGTGAGATGCAAAATATGCACGACGATGTGGTTGCCGTAAAAGATTTGAACACAAGAAACACTGGCCCACTTGTGACTGGCTTCCTTGATTCCGAGCTTGCATCGCTGCGTAAATATAGAAGAATTCAGGCATAAAGCATGGCGTCAAAAGAGGTTTATGTCTATATAAAAGACGTTGATTGGCGGGGGAAAGATGCCGTAGACCGCTTAAGAAATATGCGCGATAGGGCACAAGATTTTGGGCCTGTATTGCACTGGGCAAAAAATCACCTTGAACGTGCCTATACAAAAAACTTCACAACAATGGGCGCGATGTCGGCAAAAGCAATGCTCAAGGGTGCGTGGCCTCCGCTTGATGAAGAGTATGCAGCTTGGAAATTCATGCATATCCCGGGAGCGCCACCTCTTGTCGTAACTGGCGGTCTATTCAGGAGCGTTGCAAGTATCGGCTCGAGTCCAAAAAACGTGATGACAGATATGTCTGCAGAATTCGTCGTAGACAACCCTATTGCCAAATTCCATCAATTCGGCACACAGGATATGCCGGCAAGAAAAATTGTTTTTGTTCCGAGGGATTTTGATAGAGATATTGAAAAAAAGACAATCCAATATGTCGTTGAGGGGAGCAAAATAACGTGACACCCCTAATGAACGGCTCTCACGCTGCCAAAAAATACGTAAACGATTATCTTGCGCGTGACATACCGATAAGAATTATTAGATATAGAAATGGCTGGAATCTGGATAGCACTGACCTACCGGACCCAGCGCAGTACATAGCGCACGAGCCATTAGCGATAGACGAATGGCCGTCAATAATTACAGTAGCCCTTTCCATGAATGGACTGGAGCGTATTGGCTATGACAGCGCAGACCCCCTATATCGCGTCAACTACAGCATGCGCACCTATATATGGGTGAGAGACGAGGGCAACGAAGCAGCCACATTAATGCGAGATAGATTGACAACTGTAGTGCGTAGCGCTCTTCTCGACTACCCATGCTTAAAGGCCTATGACGCAAGAACTTCATTTAGGGCTGTTATCGCAGAAAATACCATCAGGGAAGAATACTCCGACATCACTTTACTAAAAGGCGACAGAATGATGGCCGGCGCCTATATCGCCTACACGCTTGAACTAGATGAAGTAGTCACTAGGGAGCCGCTCGGAATTGTCTCTGAAATAGAAATCGAAACACGAACTGCTGGTCCGAACGAGGAAATGCCATCACTAAATGATTAAGTTTCCTCTTTTAAAAGTTCAATTCATAGTTGCACAAAATAATAGAATCCCATCTGTACAATTGACCATACAAACGGGATTCCCTATTCGAAACAGTGAGGTCCTATGCCTGGCGTAGTCATTTCAACTTCAGTTAGAACCGGCCCTTCGACGGCAACAGTTCGCGAGTCTTCGCAGCTATTCATTGTCGGCCTCACGGAGCGCGGTCCATCAGATGAGCCAGTGCTTATCGAGAGTCTTTCAGACTTTGAAGACATTTTTGGTGGGTACCTTTCGTACTCGTACATGCACCCAACTCTGGAGACGTTCTTCGAAGAGGGTGGAACACGTGCATATGTAGCTCGTGCCGTCGGCGCATCTGCAACAGTCGGAACGCTCACGCTGCAGGATGGCGGAGACGATGTCATCACCATCACGGCAAATGGTGCTGGTGCATGGAGTGGTGACGTCGATGTTGCGGTTACGCATCCTACTGGTTCAACATTCAAGATTGATGTCTACTACGCTGGAGAGCTGAAGTATTCAACCGGAAATGTTTCCACCGCCTCTCAGGCCGTTGGACGAATTAACCTCAGCGCTACGGCTGCTCGTTACATCTCTGCCGCCGTTGTTGACGCTGACCTAATTCCAGACGTGCTTGGCGCTACCTCGCTAAGCTCTGGAAATGACCAGTACGCATCTGTTGACTATGAGGTTTATGCTGACCAGCTTGAGCTGTTTAATGATGCACTTGGCTCTGGTGCTGTCGTTTGCCCAGAGGATTCAAGTGATGCTATGGGTATTGCACTTATCGCCCACTGCAACAACTACAGCAGAGTTGCACTGTTGTTCGCTGACGAGAACGATTCAACGGCAACGGTCAAAGCCAAGGCGCTAACGCTTCAGTCCGAGAATAATGCAGAGCACGCCGCCCTGTACTACCCATGGGTTCAGATTCCAACATCAGTACCCGGCGTATCACGCATGGTGCCGCCGGTTGGGTATGTTGCAGCTAAGCGTTCAGTAGCTCATAACCAAACTGGACCGCACCTTCCAGCAGCCGGTCTGCTTTCTTCGGCCAAGTTTGTGACTGGCCTCAAGGCGGATATCAACAAGACAGTCGGTGATGACCTGGATACTAACTTCGTAAATGCAATTAGAATTATCCAAAATTCAATTCGCGTGTACGGTGCTCGTTCACTATCATCTGATACAGACAATTTCCGCTACATTACACAGCAGGATGTTGTTAACTCAATCGTGACAGAGTGCTACCGCTCAATCGAGGACGTTGTGTTCAGCTCAATCGATGGCAGAAACACAATCTTCTCCGATATCGAGTCAAGACTGGTGTCAATTCTGTCAGTGATGCGCAATATCGGTGCCCTTTACCCGGCATTCGATACAAATGGTCGTCAGCTAGACAATGGCTACGTGGTCAAGTGCGATGCATCGCTCAACCCAACCTCGCAGCTTGCTGACGGTCTGGTTAAGGCGAAGGTTGGCGTCCGCGTCAGCAGCGTCGGAGACAGAATCGAAATCGACATTGTCAAGTCAAACCTCACTTCAACAGTGGTTTAATCGGAGGAAGTAACCAATGGCAAAAGTAGCGCAGAGACAAGTACTTGCGACAATTGTTCCAAGTTCTTTTACTAACAACGCCAAGCAGCAGACAAATGTGCAGGTGAACCTGCCAAAATGGAACACGTTCCGCTTTGCTCAAGTTTCCGGTGGCGAAATCACTGCTTCTGTGGAGAAGATTTACGAGGGTGGCAAGTCTCGCCCAACCGTCCTCTGTGCTCCGTCAGAAATTGGTGACATCACCTTGACAGCGCATTACGATGACGATATGAATGGTGCCGACACGGCTGCTGGCATAGGCAAGAAGCTCAAGGACCTTCGCAAGTATGTCGGTACGGCCTACTACAACATCACGGTATCTGTTTACGACTGTGACATCAAGGACCCAACGAACGACAGAATCTATACGAATGCGCTTCTGGTTGGCATGACCGAGCCAGAAGGCGACTCGTCCTCTGGTGCTCCGGCAACATTTGCACTAACTTTTGCGATTTCTGACGTCGACAACGCATAAAACAACTAGTTGCAATTTTGGCTAGTCACATTGTGCTAGTTTCTGCTCCATGAGCGAAAATGCACTTTACGTAAACGAAGACTCGGACGATGCAAAAGCAGGCAAAACTGCCGCCAAGCGCGACCAATCAGCTACGCGTCCCAAGGAAGAGACCCAGCTCGACAGACTGCGTTCTGTTGTGAGCAAAAAGGTTGAGCGCCCAGTAGTCCATATCGAGGTTCCTGAGCGTCCAGGCGTAAGTATCATCATCAGCCCCAATATCACCCAGTCGCAGATGAAAAACTGGCGAAAGAATGCTGGCGAAGATTCTAGAAATGGTCTCGACCCCACAAAGTTTGCCTGTCTCGTAATTGGCCATACGACTGTCGGAATCTGCATGGATGACGAGGAAATCTTTGACGAGGATGGCAACAACCTCAACTTTGCTCACCCGTCAATTCTTGAGATGACAGAGACGACAAGACCTGTTCCGGACGCTGTTCGTGCTTTATTTGGCGTTGACCCACATGTTGAGTCTGCAGCTCTCGCAATTCTTGACGCTGCTGGATATTCGGATACGGTTGCAGCGGTGGACCCTACGAAGGAGTCTTCGACGAACTAGTCGAAGATTCCACGGTTATATCCGCAGCAAGACTTAGCGACCTTTTTCATGTCAGTCCATTAGAGATTTTGGATGTAGACGAAACTGACTGGTTACTACTTCTTGCCTGTGCTAAAGTTATAAGTAACGACCGCGAAGAGCAAGAGCGAAAGTCGAAGACTCAGGGCCCATAACCCATAGCTCGGCCGCCTTACACTCACGTGACTTAAAAATCACTCGGAGTAGGCATGGCAGACGAAGTAGTCAAAGTAAAAATTAAATTTGACGCTAAGACTGGCGAAATACGTCGTGCTATTGCCGAGTTAGGCGTCCTGCAAAAACGTCTCAACAAACTTTCAAGCGGAAGAGGCACCGCTTTAGGGCAGAGAAATCTTGAAAGCGTTACAAAGGGCTGGAAACGCAGCTTTGACTTCATAGATGCCGGCGCAAAAATGGCCGGAAAGAGCCTTACCAAGTTCCTTGGAATGGCAATTAAGGGCGTAATCATAGAAATGGCAGCGCTCGGTGCCTCGATGATTGCTATCCACGCACTGTTTGCAGCAGGAAACTTCTTGGTAAAAACATACCGAAGTGCTATGCATATGTTAGCCGCCGGCGCTGCGGGTGCGGCTGTTGCCCTGGCGTCTGCGAGCGCTGCAATAAGAGAGCAACAAGCTGCGATTTTTGCGTACAGGGGAAAGGGTGCACCGGCTTTTGGTTCAGCAATGAATCAGACGCGCATGGGTATGCGCAACCTACAAAGTGATGCAGCCCTAGCAACACTTGGCGTTGAGGCACTGAATAAGGCATATGGAAATATGTCAAAATCAATGAACGTAGCTCAAATAAATCAAAGCCAGGGTGCTCTGAAAGCTCTTATGGATTTTGGTTCTGCTGGTCAAGACCCAGCCAAGGGCTTAGAGCAGGTATCAATAGTTATAGCTGCGCTTTCAGACAAGAAGAAGGGCATATCCGACGTCATTACAGAGGCTAAAAAGCTTGGTCCAGAAATGGAGCAGGCGCTTAAAAAGGCAAATGTAAAGACAAAGAAGCAATTTGAGAGCCTACTTATGTCTGGTGAGTTGGCTAAAAAGGGCGGCGTCACTGGCCAGTTTGACGCAGTAAATAACACCCTAATAAGTCAACTCAAGGGCTACATGACCAGGGTTAAGGGTGAGTTTGCTGATTTTGGTGACCAGTTCCTGGAACCACTCAAGGTTGCTTTTGACAAGGTTTTCAATGTTATTAGACGCGACATGCAGCGCATTCTCGGAGCAGTCATGTACAGCTTCGGAACACAGGGCGTTATAAACAATTTTTCTAGTGCCATAGAAAAAGCATCGAACTGGCTTGTGAAGATGATTAGAAATTATCTTCCAGGAGCTATTGGGTTATTCGACAAAATGGGTGACTGGTTTTCACGGTTTAGGCGTGGGTGGGACATGCTCTTGGACAGACTTCGCCCGCTCATAGAGGGCGCAAAAGTTCTATATAAAGCTTTTGAACCAGTGTGGGAAGCACTTAAGCGTGGTTCAGACAACCTTTATCTATTTAAGGACCTTCTTGTTGAGAATAAAGACACTGTTGTTGAATTTGGAAACAGAATCGGCAAATTAATTGATTCACTGTCTAATTTCTTCATGAAGACAAAGAAGATGTTCATGGACATGTTGCCATTTATCAATGACCTTGTTTCTGGCTTAACAATGGTGTTTGATATGATTGCTGGCATATTCACTGCTGGTGCAGGTAAGGGTTTTGCTAGCGCTCTCGCACCCATCCTCGGATTCAGCGTTCTTGGAAGGGGAATGGCTGGCGTCAAGGGTAAATTAATGCCGAAAGCTGGCATGACTACCCAAAACATGCAAGTCACTGCAACAAATGTCAGTGTTGGCATGCCTGGCGGACCAATGACACGCAATGGTACAACGCTTGCTGGTGGGCCCGGACCAGTTCCGCTCCCGGCCAGGTACGGCACAACAGCTTTGTCATCTGGTGGACGTGGAACATACGGAAGCGCTTACGGCGGGGGTAGCGGAAGCTACGCAGCGCCAGGCATGACCATGCCAATGGGTGTATACCCAAGCAGGCCACTTTACTCAAACATAAAAGACATAAGTAGAGATAATTATGCGCGATTTGGCAAAAGCGTAAAAATTGGCAGCCGTCTTAATGTCAAATACAGTGACATAGATACGCGTAGACGAGACAACTATAGAGATTTTAAGATGACTGGGCGCGGTCTTGGGTATGCACTATTTGGTCAGCCAGCCGACCCATATGCAAACCCAACAATGAGAGGGCCGGGTGGAACAACCGTACCAAATCCAAACTACAACCTCCTTAAGAGCGCAAGATTTAGGGCGGAACAGTCACTGCGTGGACGCTCCATGGATGAGCTTCACTCGATAGCGACAGGTAGAGGGATTACGGGTTTAACTCCGAAAACAGATAGAGAACAGATAATCCAAAAAGTTTTGCGCACAAAGGGTGCCGTATCTCAGTACAAAAATGAGCCGCGCCCAGTCGGCATCGGGCAGGGAATCGCCAATGATGCGAGGCGTGTAAAACTCGCAGGTTCACGCGGGCTCCAGGAGGTTAAATATGGCATGAAGCGAGCAGCCGGTGGGTACAAAGGCGCCATGGCATATTTTAATTCTGCGGGTTTTGACAGGGAAAAAGGCGAGTTCTATGACATAGCTGGTCAAGAAGCACAACTTCGGGCTAGGCGTGACCAGATAATTGCCCCTCCAGGTGGTGAAAAAGTTGGACGCTTGCGAACTATGGCTGCAAAGCTTGACTATAAGCGTGGAATGAATAGGGTTACGAGAAGCCAGTCAAAATTTGGACAAGCCTACAACCAAAAATTTGCTGGCAGTATGACGGGCCGTATGGGCACAAGCATGGGTCTTGGCCTCATGAGCCAGTATGCGCCAGAAGAGATGCGTGGAGCAATGGCGCTAGGCGCAACAGTATCCCAATTTGACCCACGTGCAGGACTTGCCGTTGCTGGCATTGGTGGCGCGATGAAGGCAAAGGGCGCGATGAAGGGTGCGCTTTCCGGTGCCGCGGGCGGTGCTTCACTTGGTGCGATGTTCGGACCACAGGCAGCGATTGCTGGTGCGGCTATTGGTCTTGTTTTTGGTGGAATTATGGGCGCCATAAATAAAGGAAAAGAAAATATGAAGCAGGCGCGTGCTGCCGTAAGAGAGCAGTTCACTAGCCTTTATCAAACAGCCACAAGCTCTGCTATTGGAAATATGCAGATGAATAAACAAAGACAGGAACGTGGTGAATCACTAGTCGGAGCTACTGCATCATTTTTGACAATGGGTAAAACCATGTCAGAAAAAGCACAACAAGCACGACTTGACATAATTTCATCACTAGAGGCTGCAGGAGTGGTCGGCGAAAAACAAACAGATGGTTCAGTAAAGTACGATTATCATAATCGCAAGCAACAAACACTCGACGCCTATTTTAGAACACAGAGCGCTAAGGGTCTTACTGCTGACCAAAAAAAGGCGATGCGTGCCGCCGGTGGGACTACGATAGATGAAATTTTTAAAGAAGGCGGCCTCAGAGACGACTATGCAAAAATAGATGCTGTAAACGCAAAAAGACTTGATGCACTATCTAGAGCAACTGGCAAAAGTACTGCAGAACTTGAATTACTTGCCCAAACTATGGGCGTAAATCTTTATGATGCAACACTCGATTACGATACACTATTAGGAAAGTTTACAAAAAATCTTAAGAAAAATAAAGACCAACTAAATGCTGCAATAACTGATATATTCCTCGCTGGTGCAAATCCTTTTAAGAAGGATAGAGAGCAGAAGGAAGCACAGCAGGCCCTAAATCAAAATATGCGCCAAGTTGGAGATGTTCTTCGCGGCAAAGGCTCCGAAGCCACGAAAATGGGTGCTGTTAATGCCGGTATGGAGCAGGTTTTCTCGCAAATATTGGCTGCATCTGGTGGTGATGCATTTAAAGCATTTGGTGCATTCAATGAAATGTTTGGACAAGGTGCAGATAAGGGAATATTTGGTAAAAACCAAGAATTTGAAGGCATGTCACAGTTCTTCTTAAATAATCCCCTATTTCAGCAAGCACAACAGCAAATAAATACAGGAGTCGCAGCAGAAGCTGGAACTCAAATTCGCGGAATTCTTGCCGACAGGGGTATGACTGTTGATACAAAGAGACTTGAGGGCGCGATTGCATCAATGAGTCCCGAAGATAAGGATAAATTCCTGAAGCAATTGTCCGCCTATGGCCAAAGGCCTGCTGCTGGAGCAAATGCTGCAGGATTTAGACTAAGCCCACTTGAAGAAGCACTTAACTCAGAAGACCCAGCTGCCGCACTTGCTGCCCTCAATCCGGCTTTCCAGGGGCTTACAGTAGGTCAACAAGACAAAACAGAGCTAAATAAGCTTGTCAATGCAACTGGCGATATCGCAACAGCACTAGATAATTTCAATAAAGCAGTTAAGGATGCATTTACTGGTCCAGCTGCCGGTCCTGACTGGTGGACAAAGGGGCTCAAGTACAACTCTCAGACTGGTGAATTAAAACCTCCAGATAGTGGAGATACATCTACATCACGAGCAGGGCGCATCGGCGATACATCTACAAGCAAACTGTCTCAAACAATGGCCCGCCATGCTGCAATGAATGGGCAGCTAACCGGAAAGAGGACAATAACGTCAAGCCTCAGAAATTATGCACTTGGCTCTCCAAGTTCAGACCATGCCACCGGTGCTGCATACGACCTAATCGGACAGAATCTTGGTCAATACGCAAAGCTTGTGCATGCAAATGGCGGATTTGCCGAGTTCCACGGAAGTATGGCAAATCGCCACCTTCATGTTGTACCAGGGCCTGGAATCGGAGACACGACAAGCATGCGTCCAGTTTCTGCAGTTTCTTCGGGAGGCGGAAACACAACAAACTACTATTCATTTGAAATAAACGGAACTAATCAATCGCCAGAAGCTATCGCCAATATGGTTATTGCAAAAATTGAAGCCAAGGAACGCTCTAATAAGGAGCGCCGCTAATGGCATACGGAAACCTTCTTTACGTAACCGTTGGGTACACGCAGTCTGATAATGCAAGTCTACGTAAAGGCTATCCAATAAAACAGCGATATAAGCAGACATCAGACGTAGCATCACCACAGTTTCCTGAACACTACACACTCATATCTAATGAGATGTACTGGTTGCCATTTTTAGACGTAGCTACGAACGAAGCAAACTATATTGAATATGAAGCTGGCGATGAATATGGGTGGTCAGATGACCAGGCGAAACGCGCTCCGCAAATACCGTATTCAAATCCGAGAACTACAAAATACGATGATTACCCAATTAATCAAAAAATTGTGTACGCCAATACAATATATGTAGCAACCAGGTTCACATTTGACTGGGGACTGTCGGGATTGCCGCTTTCCGAGAATCCGTACAAGTCATCTACGATACGTAAGTGGCGCAAATTTACTGATACGTCAGACACATGGGTTCAGCACTGGTATCACCCACTCCTGAAGAAGTTCTTTGTTTTGGCAAACATTGACGCAATCACCGAACTTCCGGACTTCGATGAGCCTACACAGTCTCGCTGGGACAGGTTTATTGGGGATGCAAAAGATATGAATTTAGATAACTTTTCTTTTGCGCAGATTAAAGAGCTTATATCCCAGGGTTCCTCATCATCCGCGGCATCAGCACTTGTTGCTTCTCTAGATGAGCGTTCAATGGCTATTGGTGGAGCAACAGCTGGGCGGGCAACGCAGACAACACAGGCGGGAACTGGCGCCACCCAAGGAGCGGTTGGGTCATTTACCGTCAACTCGCAGGGGTCAGCGCAAATAGGAACATCAACATCCGCTCCTGACAATCTACCAAAAATGATACAGAGGACGGCGTCAGCTACTTCATCACAAAAAGTAGTACTTGATACGTACATATTTAACCTAAGGCCAAACAATATTCAATATACCAATATAGGTATTACATGGACTGAGGTCGATAGAGTTAATAATTTTCCTCTAGTTGATTACCGAAACAACAAGCTGATGAAAATATCATTTGAATTTGTCGTCGAAAGCTATACGCAAAATATTTCAAGCCTGTATGAGGACTGCGAATCGCGGCTACATCAACTTCAGAGAATGGCCAATAGGCCAGAACTTGTTGTGTTTACGAACTTTGACTCACTGTTTGACGAGGCAGCAATTTTTACGCCACTTGAAGCAAACTACAGGGAATGGGCCATTGTTGAAATGTCAATAAACTCTGTTCAGAGAACGCCACAGGGGTCAAATGTTGAGGTTGGAAGGATAAGTAGAGCAACTGTAAGCATGACAATTCAGGAAGTTCGGCTAACGAAAGACCAAGTAATATTCATGCCCAAGCTAAGAAAAGTTCCAAAAGTTCCGACCACGCCAACACCAGGCGGCGACCCAACACCGTGCATAAATTATGCAACAGATTCCGCTCCAAATAATTTAGGGCACATTCCGAACTCTGCGTGTTTCCACGAAAACGCGCAGGGTTGATATGGCTGAAAGCGTAGATATATATGTCTAGGGTTTTTTTGCCAGAAACTGTCGATACATATAAAGACAGCAGAAACTTAACAAATTTTCGCGGGCCGTTCGAAAGAAAAATAATCATCGCATCACTGCCAGATAATCTTCAGGCAGACATATCAGCAAATGTGACATCTGTAGATATTAGTTACTCGATATCTCTAGCTTCAGAGTTGTCATTCGATGTTATTGATATTGACTTAAAGATGTCTCAAAATAATTATTTTATTCTCGGCCGAGATGTGATTTATGAGACTCAAACGCTTGGCAGAGTTAACTCCTACTCCGGAGAAGTTCGCCCAATCAGACTTCTGTTTGAAATAGCCAACGTAAGTGTTTCGCAGGGTCCAGGCGGCAGCGCAATCTATTCAGTTAAGTGTTATACAAAAGCAATTCAGCAAATGAAACGCGACAAGAAGCCTGGAGAGGTAAAGGGCAATGGCACTCAATTTATAAAAAATGCAGCGAAAAAATATGGATTAGAATTCTATTGCGAAGAGACATCCAAGGCTAAAAAAATTACTAAATCGAGCGGTTCTAAACAAAAAGAAGACCTATGGGTTGTAATGCAAAGACTTGCAGATGACGCAAAATTTTTACTATTCGAAGTAGACGGAGTACTCATATTTGCATCTGAAAAATTTTTGATGCATAAATGGGGAACAGACATACGGTATATAAATAAGAAAGTTGCCGACCCGAAGACAAAAAAGAAGAAAATTAAACGTCTTGCGCGTCGCTTTATACCACTGCAATGGCCAAATAGCGGGGATGGGTATGTAGGAACGCCCGGTTATTTTCGACTTGTTGAGCGTCCAACAATAACTAAATCGGCAAACGACCCGTATGCAGCAGAAGGCAGCTGTTTGGTTGAGAGATTCAATGGCGTTCAAGTGAGACCAGGGATGACCGCATACGTTGGACGTGTACCAAACATGTCTGGGTACTACATCGTCGATGCAGTTTCCTATAAAGAAATGGTTCCAGAACCAGTCACGATTAGCTTCAGAACTTTAACAAGAGATGAGGAAAAAGAGGAAATCAAGCTCCTTCCAATAGGGCAGACATACCAACAAACAGCAGTTATAGGTCAGCCAATCAGGACAACCGCACAGGTTGCCCAAATAGAAAAAGGTATACCGATTTCAAGCCCATCGACGGATAAGAGAATAACTGGCGAAAACCTGCCGGACACAGACAACAGGTATAGATACCCACTGATGGAGTATGCAAACATTTCGCGAACATATGCTGCGCAAGTTGGCCGAATACCGGCAAGTACAAATCAGCGAAATACAATTATTCTGACCGGCAATATAGACCTCTGGGAGCGACCAATTGTGCCTGTATTGAACAAATCCGGTAGCTCGGTGACTGGATATATGACGCTGTGGTCAAATCCAGTTATCCACGTTGTTGCGGCTGGCTCAGAATATAGGGCAGTTATTCTGCCAACTATTTATACAAAAGATGGCGTGGCAGTTACCAGAACAGAAGATGAAGTGCTTTCGCGGTATAACGAAGGCGGTGGATATTCAGGCACAGCTAAGCATCTTGGGGTGATAGCCGGAGGAACCATCAATGAAGCAAGGCTTAACGCACGCGATTATGCCTTTTTGCTTAGTTTTCAACAAAACTTGATTATGAGAAAAAGATTTCCTGGGTTTTCCTTTTCATCACTTGTCAACACCCCCGGCTCTACAGATAGCAACTGGTGACATGTCGGCACACGAATTCATTTAAAATAGTAAGGTATGAATATGCGTCCAGATATAATTAGCGCAGACAAGGCGTCATCTCACCCCCTGAAACCAGGGCGGTTCTACACGGGTACGGTCAAGTCTGTCGACGAGCGTGGAGCCATTTCTGTTCATATTTTGGAACTTGGGTCAACATTTGATGGGATTATCCCCCTAAATACAACTCCAAATTCTCACTACTCTGTTGGGGATTCAGTGAAGTGCTCTTTTGCGGATGAATTCTTTACTGAGCTTATTGTTTTTGGCTCTTCACGAATTAGAGCAAACATATACCCAACATTAGTGGAATATGACACTCTATTTAATTTGGTGACTAATTTAATTCAGCGCGTAGAGGAACTCGAGGGAGCATAGTTATGCAAATGATGAAGTTCCCCGTCAGATTTGACTCCAGTGGGCTGCAGAAGCTCGAGGAAAACACAACGGATTATTATGCGCAGCTTTTGTCAATCTGCATGCTAACTGAGCCGACTACGCACCCAATGAGTCCCCAGTTTGGCTCATACGACCCATCGTTCAGCGTTATTGATAAAAGCATGTTCGTGCTCAATGCGTCGCAATTTGTTCCAGAAGTCACAATAACTAAAATAGACATCTTGAGCAAGGATATTGTTTCTGGTTCGTCAAAAGTAAATGTTTCGTTTGAGATAACAAGCTAAAGGTCAAATAGCCATGCCAGCAGATTTTTCAGAATATGTGGACTTATCAATTTTTGATAAAGAGCCAGGGGATATATATAGAGACTCAATTGAACTAGCACGCATTTCATTGCCGGACTTCAATCTTCGTGTTGGGACCCCAGAGGATGCCATATTTCAGGCTGCTGCATATATAAGCGCCCTAAACATCAACGCGATTAATCGTTTGCCAGACAGACTTATGGCTGGCATTGTGCAAATACTCGGGTATCAAAGGCAGGATGCTATCCCGGCAGAAGTAGATGTTGAAATAACCGTTGGCTCTTATGACGGAGCCACAATTCCTGCTGGAACCGTATTTGTTTACGACACCCTATTTGAAGATGAGGTTCAGCAATATGGTTTTCAGACAACATCAGCACTGGTAATACCACCGACCGCGCCGGGCGAGACCGAATACCCATCAGAAATCGCAACAGTTGTAGCAACAGCTGCAGGAGTTATGCCGCCCCTCACCCCAGGGATTGAGTTGTCTGTAGTGTCATCTGGAACAGACATTGTTTCTGCAGTTATCGCAACTCCTGCTAATTTTGCCAATGGCATAAACGAAGACTCAGACGAGGATTATCTATCAAAGGCCACAACATATCTACGTTCACTCACCTCCGCGCTCGTCCGTCCTGCGCAGGTTGATGCTTATTTGTTGACAAATTACCCAGGCGTAATAACAAGGGCAAAAACATTTGACCTTACAAATGGCGATAGCGGTGGAGGAGACATAACTGTAAATCGTTCATCTGGCGTAATAAAAACATTTCTAAATAGCAATCTTGCGACTATTGAGACCGAAGCCCCACATTTATTTGTAGTTGGCGATGTTGTTGAGCTTGATATTTTTAATGCGTCAGTCAGTGCAACATTCAATGGCGAACATACAGTTACAGCAACCGGAGATACTACTTTTAGTTTTGTAAAAGTTGCCGGAAACTCTGCCAGTACCGTAGTTACGGGCTCCGCATATGCGGGACAGGACGTTCAGGGATACGTAACTGTTGTTGCTTATGGCAATAACACAGAGCTTAGCTCTATAGAAAAACTTGACATCATTACAGATGTGCGTTCTAAATCCAATGCCGGGCTTACGTTTGACATCATTGACCCAGAGCTAGTTACGTTAGAAATATCAGGAGCAATAAAGCTTAATCAGCAATACGAACAATCATCCCTGATAGAAGCTATAGAAGATGCTCTTGTAGACTTTATTAGCCCAGCTAATTTCCCGCTGTCATTGGACCGCATTAGGCAAAGTCAAATAATTGCACTAATCAGCTCACTTCCAGGAGTTGTATACGTTGAGTCACTAACACTCACTCCAACAGGTTCTGGATGGCTGCCAAAGCACGACAATGACATTCTGTTTAGGTACAAGGGGTCACTCCCCGTTCTGTCTCTAGATGACCTAGACATAACCTATACATCGATTGATGTTGGTGGATAAATATGGCCAGAACTAGAAACTTGTTATCTAACGCCGATGCGTTGATGCGCGTCTCCACCCAAAATAATGCAATTATCGCGATAAATGAAGTACCACACAACTGGACTGCCACAAATGCGACAGTTGCCATTATTGGGCGTGAATTCGTAGTAGACACGCGCTATGTACTTGAACTTTCACCTTCGTCACTAGCCCCAATTGTCCTAGAACTTGCAGCTATTCCACTTAACATTGCAGATAATGACAGAATATTGTCAGCGAATATAAAGCTAAAAGCATTGTCTCCAATGTCAGTATCCGGTCTTCTATTTATTGATGAAGACGACAATAATACTGCTGTGCAGGAGACGCTAACAAGCGGGCTATACAATGCTGTTCATACCAACACTGTCGTAGTACCAAATGATGGACAGCTGCATACGGCAACAATTCGCATTACTATAGAAAATCACAATGCCGCGACAATTCATGTAACACTACCGCACCTCATTCACGATTTTGCATTTTATGAAAATCCGTTTGTTGGCAGAATGAGAAATTTCTTGCCCGATTTTTATTTTGAAATTGATTCAGCCCAAGAAGCACCGACGTATCCATACTTTCGCCTAATAGACATACTTACATCTGCTGCTGGTGAAACAGCAATAGAGCACGACCTTATGTATGGGGTAGAGCAAGCGCAGCTTGATAGCCCATATGACTCAATGTTTAATTGGGCACAGAGTTCATTGGTATCACCACGCTCCGTACGCGGACCATATACTCCGTGGCTGTCCCAGTTCACTGGCACTGCACTGAAGCAGAATATTGAATATGCAGATGGGTCTGTATTTTTTCAAAACGAATCTGCGAGGAGAGACTTTATTGAATGGCAACTTCGCTACTCATTTTATGGAAGAGCTGCAGGAACGCGTAGAGCAATGGTCGAGGCGGCTAGGCAAGTTCTTATTTATACAAAAGATGGCGAACCAACGACCCTATCTGTAGCGGTTACGCCCAGATATCTAGACGACTTGTTCACAATAAAAGTTCAGACACTCACAAATGAAACGCCAGATGCAGATGCCGGAGAAGAGAGCCACGTTGTTCTCCAATCCGTCAATTGGGCCAAACCAATGGGATATAAGGTTGTCCACGAAACTGTTGACGAGTTCTTCTTCTCGTTTGACGACCCAACTCTTGGAGTTCTCGACTCGATGAGGTTCGGCTGAAATGGTAAAATCATTAATTAAGGATTCAGGAGAATAGTATGGCTGGCTCAGGAGTAAGGTTATTCCTTTCTGGTGAAATCGCATATGCAGCTGATGTCAATAGTTATCTTATGGACCAGGTTATTTCCCGCTTTGCTGATGCGGCCGCTAGGGACTTGGCATTCGGGGACGGGATACCTGTATCGCAGGGCGGAGATGGCAAGCCGGAACTGTCAGAAGGGCGATTCTGTTATCTAGACGACATTAATGAAGTTCAGTATTACAACGGCACTTCATGGCAGTCGGCGTCGCAATTTACAGTTGCAGACGGCTCTATCACTGAAGCGAAACTGGCAAATAACTCGGTAACATCCGACAAAATAGCTCCAGGCACTATTGTTGCTTCCGACGTTGCCGATAACACAGTTACTGAAGCAAAACTGACTACATCTGTTGCTGGTAATGGTCTTGCTGGCGGAAATGGCTCGGCTCTCTCCGTAAATGTTGACAACTCAACAATCGAAATAAATTCGGATTCACTGCGCGTCAAGGACTCTGGAATAACTAGTGCAAAAATAGCAGCAGCAGTAGCCGGAAACGGTCTTGCTGGTGGAGCCGGAAGCGCACTATCTGTCAACGTTGACGACTCAACAATAGAGATAAATTCAGACTCCCTTCGTGTAAAAGATTCCGGAATAACAAGCGCGAAATTGAGCACTGCAGTCGCTGGAAATGGACTTGCCGGCGGAGGTGGCTCTGCACTGTCGGTCAATGTTGATAGTTCTACTATTGAAATAGATTCTGATACGTTGAGAATAAAGGACCTTGGTGTAACTACTGCAAAAATCAATGCAGGCGCCGTTACTTCTGCAAAACTGGATTCATCAATATCTGTTACGTCAAATGTTGGCGTTGGAAATAACCTGTCAGTTACCGGAACTTCTTATTTTGCAGAAATTATTGAAAAAGTACACTTCCAGGGAGCCGCTTCAGGGACTGAAAATATAGACGTCCTAACATCGGGAATCCATTTCTTTGAGACATCAAGTAGTGCATCGTGTTCTCTTAATTTCACTGGTGATGGTACAGCTAATTCATTTAATGCGATGACATCTGTTGGGCAATCTGTTACTGGTGTTGTTCTAATCACTTCTGGGTCAACAACATGTAGGCCGACATCAATAGCTGTTGATGGTGTGACACAAACTGGAGTTAAGTGGTTTGGTGGCGTCAGCTTCCCGGACGGAAGCGGCGGTGGCGCAGTTGACTCGTACACGGTAACAATTATCAAAACAGCGGCAACCCCAACATATATTGTCCTCGCTAGCCAGTCAAAGTTTGCATAGGAAACTAAAGTGCCTTATATTGGCGGTAGAGCAACAGCATCAAGAGGATTTTTTGGCGGAGGCTCTGTTCCGACTGCCCCAACCAACCTCTCCTCCATTGAGGGAAATCAACAGCTAACGATTTCTTTCACTGCGCCTGCTTTTAATGGCGGACTCAACATATCCAACTATGAGTATGCGCTGTCAACCGATGGTGGCTCATCATACGGTTCATGGACCGCTCTTTCACCTGTTGATACCGCCTCCCCTGTGACGATAGGCGGACTAACCAACGGACAGCAGTACTACGTAAAGCTTCGTGCAGTTAATGCTCTTGGCAGCGGAGCATCATCAGACCCATTATCAACCAATACGAATCCTTACACAATTGCTGGGAAACCGACAATAACAGGTGTTGTCAGCGGGTCTTCACAGAACGTAACAGTAACATATAGTGCGCCAACATCAAACGGCGGTAGGTCAATTAGTAAGTATTGGGTTCAGTATTCAAGTAATAGCGGAGCTAGTTGGTCATCACCAATTGACTCGGGAAATGACCTGAGCGAAACTGTCGGAAGCCTATCAAATGGAACGTCATATGTATTCCGCGTATATGCCGAAACTGCCGCTGGTGCTGGTCAGGTTTCAGACAATTCATCCCCAGTAACTCCATATACTGTCCCAGACGCAGTAGGTACGCCATCGTCGTCGTCTGGAGATAGGCGATTTACAATTAGCTGGAGCGCCCCTGGAAATGGCGGTAGTGCCATTACGGAATATCAAGTTGAATACTCAATAGACGATGGTGCTAACTGGGTTGGGGCACAAACAACGACATCCACTAGCTATACATGGACATTGGCCAACGGAACATCATATGTTGGGAGAGTTAGGGCAAAAAATGCTCGTGACTATGGTGGATATTCCGCTAAATCAACAGCACGCACTCCCACGTTTGCGGCACCATCGGTATCGATTGCCGGCGTTTCCGGCTACCCAACAGATGGAAACTCTGCAACATATGGTAAGAGGCCTGTAAATATTACATTTAGCCCAACTGCTTGTGAAAACTACGACAGAACGGAAATATACTTCACTACAGACAGTGACTTTATTGTCGGCCAATCCTTTGGGCCGTTTTATTCAAGCGCTGCAAATCAAGTTCAGCGTGTTGATACATATAACTCCCTTTTTGGCGCAGCAAGCATATCTCCGGGAATGTACGTCACAGCAACGGTAACAACTTACAATACAGAAGGACATGGCGTATCTTCAAGCACGTCATTTACAACATCTGGATGGGTGACTTCTGGTTATAGAACATACAACACAAGCTATGACACGGATACGAAGAAGGTGACTGGCGGCAGCATGGCTAGAACATACTTCAACTGGACTACAGGAAATGATGACGCCATATACAGTTCGACAGTATATGCATACATCTCACTTTCGACTTCATATACGGTTACATCTAACAGAAACCCAAGCGTTGGCATATCTGCGTCGAATAGCACAACTGGTGCTGGTCACGATTCTGCTACTCTACTATCTCTTAATAGTGGAAGTTCATGGCCTACTGGCGGAACAACCAGGAGCAGGGCATGGGACTTTACGGATGGCGCATATGACAAAGCAGGGTTCTATAGGTTTTCTGTTATAGGCGGGGGAAGCATAACTGGGACATGGGCAGCTAACGAACAGATTGATGTTTATTTGCGTATCTACTACACTCACAGATACACGGAACAGATTTAAAGGAACAATCAATGGCATATAAGGGAATAACCGTAGACAATGATTTGGGACCGGGTTTAGAAAGCATAGATTTTTGTGTTGTGGCAGTAAAGGATGGAGCATCGATTGGTGCGCTTTGGGCAAATGGCACAACAGAAAATGGTGATGTGATACTTATGATTCCAGGGTGGGCTTTGTTGTCGTCGTTTTTTGATAGTGGAGTTCTTCTTGTCAAGCATGCTCCAGTTCCAGACGGAACACCATGGGATGGCGAAAAGTTTATTCTTCCAGATTTATCTAATTTTGAGGAAATCGGAACAATATAATTAGGCCTGGAGCAGTGATGAGAGAACAGCGAGGAGACAATAGCCGCAAGGCAAGTCCTTTAGACTTTTTCCGCAAATCGACTGAATATGTTGATAAACCGACCGAAGAATCAAGATACTCGATATGTACAGAGTGTCAGTTTTTTAAAGCCTCAACAAGACAGTGCATAAAGTGCGGTTGCTTTATGCATCTTAAAACAAAAATAGCCCACGCCGAATGCCCAATTGGCAAGTGGCAAGCAGTATCTATTAACTAGGCTCGCCGAGTTCATGCCACCCAGCGCCCCACAGTGTCTGGAGCCTTCTAAAATAACGGTCGTACATCAGCCCAACTGTATCCAAGCCGTATCTTTCCTTTGAATAACGGCTTATGGCTTTTCTGTCTAAAGATGGAGCGGCAATAGCTGCATCCATGAATTCCCTCAAAGTGTGACACCTAAATCCAGTTACGCCATCAATAACCGTCTCCGTAAACGCACCCCAGTCGGTCGATATGACCGGAGAGCCACATGCCATCGCCTCAACTGCAACCGTCCCGAATGGCTCAACATAAATTGTCGGTACAAATGTGGCGATTGCTCCAGCCATTAGCCGCCCGCGTTCTTCTGTCCCGACCACACCTACATACTCGCCGTAATCCGGTGGCGTTCCAGCTCCAGCAACTATTAGGCGCTTGCCGAGTCTCCTGCACACATCAACAGCAATTTGGTACCCCTTGCGCTCAATAAGCCTTCCGATATAGAGGTAATAGTCATCAGGCGTGTCTCGAACTGGGAAGTCATTGACGTCTATATAGCTAGGGATAACCGTGTCGTAAAACTTCCCATCAAGGGCGTGTGGGTCCGTGACCTTTGAGCCATAACAGGAATGCATCCAGGCATACGACTCAAAAACCTTGTAATTAGCAAATGAGCCACCGTATCCGATACCAAATTCCACGCTGATTTCGTTCGGAAATGCATCTGCAATTGGCTTCGACGCGTAGCCGGCAATAAGACAAATAAAGTCCTTATGCTCGAGCCGTTCTTTTATTGCATTAATTACGTTCCCATTGAAGCTCACCCAGTGAGGCAAATTCCAGTCAAATGATGCCGCAGAGTAGTGGTTTGAGCCTACGGCGTTCACCCTCTCTAACTCGCTGATGCACTGAATATGCTCATCACATGGTGCCTCATTAAACTCTCCAGCATACAGAAACACTGTATGCCCAAGGTTTTTCATCATTATGCAGAACTTACGAACTTTTTCGGTATATGCACAAGCAGTAAATTCTTCTGTTGTGTTTGTATGCGGTAGCGATACAACGTGGAAGCGCATCGGCCTATCTTAGTACTTGATGATGTAATTTACTGCGAGCATTGGTTGCATATTTTCAACAGCAGAGCTAGCCGAGTACCCACCATCCGTTGTATTTGACGTGCTAGGGCCATCTGTTGTAAGTGCTTTTGAATTTACTGTTACTGTATGAGTATGGGCTCCGAGTCCATGATAGTGGTCTGAACTATGCCGATGGTCATACATGTCATGATTATGGTATGGGTTTGAGTCGCCTGAAGTGCCATTTGTAAAAGTATGGGTATGGCTGGCTTCAAATGTTGTTATGCCACTGTTTGACAATGTTGTTCCTGAAGCTGAAACTCTCGCTTTGTTAGTCCCCGACTGTCCATCCGTTACGTAATATAACCTATGTTCATGGTTGCCGGCCGCGTAATGATATAAATCAACACTATGGTTATGGTTTATTGATGTTGACTGCGTTCCGCTGGGGCTAGGCGAACCAATGCCGGCTGATGCTGTGTCGCTTCCACCAGATGGGCCACCACTTGAGCCCGTATGGTCATGACTTGCTCCGTGAGTATGACTATTTAGTCCGTGTGTATGAGCCGGAAGATTGTTGGCTATTAAGGTGACAGACTCTCTGCCATACCATGAACCAAGGGGCCTGGCCGTTAAAGCTGAACCACCAGATATAACGCCAGAGGAGGCAGATGAGCCACCGCCATCCCCAGTTCCGGCCCCAACAAGTGTTCTCCCCTTTGTGTTGGGAAGATTGAACGTAGTACTCCCGTCACCGCTGCCGAATGTAGTCGATATTGCGGCAAATAGATTTGCATAAGTTGTTCTTGAGTATGCAGTTCCGTCACATAGAAGCCAGCCGTCTGGGGCGCTTGACCCAGCATAAGCCATCATTATGCCTGGCGGGATAAGCTCAAATCCAGCTGGAACCGAATCTGTCGATACAGATATGCCATCTTTGACTGAAAATTTAGTTCTCGCCATTTGAATCCTCCAGTTTTGCGGCTTTTTGCTCCGCCGTAGTAGTGGTCCATGTCGACTCGAGAACATCTACATCCCAATTAGACCAGCTGCTGGGAACACCCTGCCCTGGCAACTCACCAAGGTCAACAACATATGGCAACGGATTTTCAACAGTATCCGTAATATCACGGACGCTTTGCCTCCATATCCTCCAGTCGTTACGTATCTCTTCCGAAAGGGGGGAATCCGAAGACTGTGTCCAGTCGCTTTCCTTTAAAAGAACATCCCTCATCTGTCGGAGGGCTGACATTAGTTCTTCCTGCGTTGTAGCTGGCTTATCAAATGGCGCAAGCGGCCAGCCATATATCTGAATTCTCATCGAAGACCGCCTTTATTTTTGCTTCCCGTGACGTTCTTTTTTGAATTTTTTTTAATATCGCTGTACTCTGTTATTTTTTTTTGAGTATTTTCCATCGGTTTTTTCTTTCGCCAGCAGGGCATTCACCTAATATTTTATCAATATTCACACGCTCGCGCCTATATGGGCCAGCGGTTCCATCGTGGGGGGCAATATGGCCCATCCCAAACCCGGTGGTAGCAACATACTTAAAGTACGACTCGTCATTAAAAATAATTTCAGAAAAATCAGAGTCTCTCTTAAATGGCACTAGCTGAGCTATTGGCGTTCCAACCTTAATTCCGAACGCTGAATTACCAGTAATATTTAAAACAATATTTGCCAAATGGTAATAATCCGTATTAATTATTGCTGGTATGACAGAGTAATTTTCATTTGGCTCCCAGTGCAGTGGAAGAAGAAGGGTCGACCAACCCGGGGCAGTTTCAAATCTCCACGGATTTACCAATTTTGGGTACTGGCCAGTTTCTATTTGTCTAATATTAGTAACCGGACAGGAGCCTGTTGACTCGTACGCAAAACCCTGAACATTATTAATTCCCGCCTGTGGGCTGAAGTCGTCCCCTCCTGTCTCCCACGCCCCATGAGAGTCTGGCCTAAACCTGTAGTTTGTCCAAAGCGGAAGTGTTATGCCTGCAGCAAGATAGTCAATTGTCCCGGCACACCTACGAACAGAACCCTGCTGTTTTCCAATTCGCTTGAACCAGTTTGGTTGTGTACTCACATTATTAACAAACGGCGGAAATTCCATCAATCTGTTATCCATGGGTGTAAATCGTATTTGCCCAGGCTTTACAGGGGGAAGCTTATAACTCACTTGTACAACCATTCTTCATCTGTTGACAACAATTCCCTCAATGACTGGCCGTGGTCGACGAGTTCATGATTATGCCTATTCTGTCTCATGGTATCGATTTCATAGAATATTTGGTCTCTTAAGACCATCATATTCATAGCCCTTGTGCAGGCATCCTTACTTATCACTCCCTGGCCCTGGGCAACATGGGCCAGGTGTGGGGCCAAAAACATTTCACCAGAATTGCTGTCAAGGTCATATCTTGATGGTGGACGTTCTGACCAAAGTTCGATGAGCTCTTGAAGTTCATCATTAATTGGCATATTCGACATGGCCTGCCAAAATGGCGTATCCGCCCTATCTGTGTAGTAGTGAAGACGAATCATTGTCAATATATTTCGCATTATTTTGCCGAAACCCTTGTTGAAGTGTTTCTGTGATGCCTGATTTCCTGGTACATACGAGGCTATGTATGGTATCGCCTGCCTAACCTGCTGAATAGTGGAGCCAATGCTAGTTGCCTCTAGCGGCTCAACGAAAGAAGAGGCAAGACCAATAGCCATGCAGTTTTTTACCCATGGGGTTTTTAGATACCCAGCATCAAACGAGATAACACGTGGATTGTCTATCTTGTATCCGCTCATCTTTTCTGCTTCTTCTACCGCCTGCTCAGGCGAAAGAAAATCAGAAGAAAAGACATAGCCGTTACCGCGACGTTCCTGCGTAGGGATTTCCCACATCCACCCAGACGAAGCAGCGCGTGCTCTTGTGTATGGCCGGATTCTCCCATTTGGGTCGCTTTCGGTAGGGAAAGGAATAGCCGTATTGCTGAGCAGGTACTTATTGAAAGATTCCCACTCCGTATTGCCAACCTCGTTCATTAAAACACGAGAAAACCCAGACGCATCAAACCAAAAATACGCAGATACCTCATCACCTGCATCAGTTTTTACAGAAGATATATTTCCAGTTTCTGCATCTATGATGACCTGACTGACCTCTGCGTCAATAAACTTAATACTCCTCTTAAATGCTAAAGAAGTGAAGTATTCATTTAATTTGAAGGTATCAAAATGAAATTGATTGGTACTTTTGTGCAGACCGTTTCTTGGTATTTTATCTTTTATTATTCCGACGCTTGACGTATTCGGCGTAAATAGTCTTTCTTGTTCAATAAGACCCATGTACACGCCATAGAGTCCAAACGCAAATACTTCATCTATTGCGCCGACGCTATGAAAATAATCGGAATTTTTGTTATGCCAATTTTCATAGCGGATACCGTATTTATGTGTTGCTGCTGTTGCAACAATCATTTCTTCTAGAGGGATATCACATATGTCCATAAATTGGCGCCAATGCTCGGTAGAACCTTCACCGACGCCAATAATTCCTATCTTGGATGAAGAAATTACTGTTATGTCAGACAGCGGAAAAGCTCTCCTAAGTAAAAGAGCCGCAATCAATCCAGCAGTTCCGGAACCGACTATCGCTATCGATTCAGGTTTTTCACTTTGTGCACCAGTTCTAAGGTTAATTAGGTCCTGTTTAGTTACCGTGTCTGACATAAATTGTGAACGCTACCTGTGTTGGAATATGGAAAGAAGTGAATAATCCTGAATTAAGTATTTGCTGATGGACTAAATATGCTCCAGTTTCATCACCATTTTCATACAAATTTCCTAAATCTGATGAATTTGAAACAGCAAGTACACCGTCTTCTTTTAGTGACCCTATCACAGAGTCCAGCAGGTGTTCATTGAACCCAAGCGACTGGCAATAGACGACCGCCATGTCCTGCGTTCCAAATAATGAATCTATTTCTGAATAGTTAACAGTTGTTACATTTTCAAACTTTGATACATCACAATACTTAACGACGCTTTGCGTAATCACAGTATTCAGGACAGATACCTCTTCGACATATGGTGCAGTTCTTGTAAGCCCCTCTAGCGCTCCAACAAATAACATTTTTTGCGGTCTACGCATTCGCACGAGCGCCTCTACGATGTCAACGGCAGCCGCAACAATGCTTCTAAATTCTGCATTTTCGTCGGAGCCGAGAATAAAAGAATGAAACTCGTCAACAAAAATGACGCGCTCTAGCGGGATTCCGGATGCATCATAAACCTGACGCATTTTTATATATAGTTCTTTTAACTGTTCATCAGTAAGAACTGGCTGTAGGTCTTCACTTGGACGGCTGTGCATTGAGCGTGCAATGCGAGACATTTCTTCGATTGTGAAATTAGGCATTGTCGGCCGCCTCGATTTGTGGTGCTAAGAACTTGGCAAAATACAGATGCCGCAATTCGCCGTACGAGCGATTATATTCTGCTTTGTTTAGATTATCTTTTAGCCCCTTTTTAACGGCTTTGTAATTATCTTCCGTAACAGTCATGTCTGATACACCGGCCAGTCCGCATATGCGAATAAGCCTTGCTTCGACATACTGCATATGGTCTTCTAGCGAATAGCTAATCATCGTCTTCTTCTTCCTGATTGAATGATGGCATTGGTGTAGCCATAAAAATGCACCTGAACTTATCACCTTCCGAGTCAATCACCGCATGCTGAGTAAGGTCATATTTTCTAGCAACCCACTCCATTTCGTCATAATCGACGTCAGCTAAATCTTGAAGGTCTTTTTCATTAAGCGAGTTCCCGTCCCATGGTCTCTTGTTTCTAATATTCCCAGAAGGCCAAAATCGGGCGGAAAAATAACTAAATATGCTCATCTAAACCACGTCACCAATGAATATTTAGTTCCGGATACCACAGGATGCGCTGTATGTAGATATGGGAAATTGCTGGGAAACATAACTACAGAACCAGCTTCACATTCAACTTCTACGTCGAATAGAGGAAATTCCAAGCTTCCGCCGGATTCTGGTGAAACCAGGTTGGCAACCATGCTAAATACTCTTGCATTATCTCTAAAATGGTCATAATGACTATGGTATTCAGACTCTGGAAGATACTTTAAAACCTGGTATGGCTCAAATACGGCACTTCCTATCAGGTACTCTTTCCTATAATCTTCTGCAACATCAGCAACCTGGTCGCCAATAGTGCGTTTAAAAAATCTAGATAGGTCGGTCTCTGGGTAGGGCTTCATAAGCGGCACCAAAGAACACGATAAGGAAGTGCGGTATTGAGTAACTACACCCTGGCCTACTCCAGATGAGTTCCACCCCATCTCTGACCATTCATTTTCTATTTCGGAATTGAGCATATCTACAAAGGCTTGAGCCATGTCTGGTTCAAAAACGTCTCTATAAACAGTGATGCATGTTGCTGGTTTTTCAATCTTCATATGACCTCGAAAGAAGATACTAAAAACTTTGTATCTTTATCGCATACCGAAAATTCATATTTTCCAGTCTCAGCAAAACGTACCCTGAATTTAGCCACATGTCTTTCTAGTACTGTTGGATAAAAACTTTGTTTAAGTCCGGTGGGAGAAATTGTCTCCATTTGGATGCTTTTGTCCATGCTGACAAATTCATTAGTTATATCCGCAGAAAAAATGAAATTAGACTTGACTACTTCATCGTGGTTTGTAGCAGAAAATTCTGGAATGGCAATGATGCTAATAGAATATTTATTTATTCCGTCACCAATAGAGCCTATTCTTAATGACAGCTGCGCATCTTTTGCTAGTTTTTCTGCTTCTTTTAGCGCTAGCTCATCATTCGCTAATGATGGGGGAACATATACAAAACGTTTCATTAAAGCTCATTTAACTTGCTTTCAATAAGCTCTAGTGCAGAAATAAGGCCCTTAACCCTGTTGTACTCACCAGCAAAAGACCCATCCGTTTGCGTTGGGAGTTCATCGACCGATGAAAATGTGTCAGGGTCTATGCCTAGGCGAATGAGGATGTTGTAAATCTCTGTTGTAATACCAGACTTAGAATTACGAAGAGCCATCTCTTTTTGCTGATTTGTCAGACCTAAGTCCATTTTTTCTCCTAAACGTTCAATAAGACATAGGAACTTCCAGATGATGCGGAAAAGTTGTCCGCGTCAGCCGTCAGTCCAGCCCTTGTGTCATATGTAATCGTAGCATCTATCGAGTCGGTGAGAATCAAAATTGACCCTCCTCCGCCGGCTCCGCCCCTTTTCCCAGTAGCCCCAGTAGCCCCAGTACCGCCAGCCCCACCAGCTCCGCCAAGACCGCCAGCTCCTCCGGCTCCGCCTGCCCCTCCGGCTCCGCCAGCACCTCCGGCTCCGCCTGCCCCGCCTGCATAATGGCTTGCCGGGTTAGTATGTGTATGTGGGGCGACGTGGTGGTGGTGCCATGTGGGGCTTGTAGTTGGGTGATGAGCGTGCGTATGGCTATGGTGTGGCAGCCCAAAATGGGCATGAACGTGTCCATCGTGACCACCAAACGAACCGTGATATACCCCAGAGTGGTGGTACCCATCACCGCTTGGATGGCTATGGCCGCCATGGCCATTTGGTTTTTGATGGTAGTGGGGGAATGGGTAACTGTGGCTCAGCTGAAAGTACGCATGCCACCAATGGCCATCCCAGTGGTGAGCGCCTCCATGCGGCCCGTCGTTATGAGGGTGATGATAGTGGCCAGCATGATGATGGTGGGGACCCAAGTAATGGTGCCCTTTACCTCCATCAACGTGCGCCCTAACGGAGTGGGCATGTCGGTCTGAGTGATTGTCGTAGTGATGATGGTGTGAATAGTTGCGAGCATCAGGGTTTGCTACTGATGTATCGGGGTTTGGGTGTGTTATTCCTGGAGCCGGAGTACCCGTAGCCCCCGTTCCACCCGCTAACCCGCTAGCCCCAACTAAACCAGGGCTTCCACTAGCTCCACTTGCCCCCGTTAAGCCAGTAGTCCCAGGACTGCCAGCAGAACCAGTTGCCCCAGACATTCCTAATGAAACAAATTTTCCTGAACCCGTTATGTACTTGGCAATGATGCATACAACACCACCACCCATACCACCAATACCGCCAGCACCACCAGCACCTCCCAGACCAGTAGCTCCAGGACTTCCACTTGCGCCCTTATTTCCGCTTGCTCCAGGACTTCCGCTAGCGCCAGAAACACCAACTGCGCCGGGGTTACCCTTTCCCCCAGCAGCACCAACTGTTGTAGCATTCGGAGCATACGCACCAGTTGCCCCAGCAGAACCAGCGCCTCCTGGAGAACCGGTTGCCCCGGGAGAACCAGTTGCGCCTAAAAGGCCTGTTGCTCCGGCAGAACCTGCGACGTTAGCGCCAGACGCCCCGACACTGCCTGATGCGCCACGTGAACCTCCAGACATTGGAAGAACCCCAAGAACCGGGTCCATCATCATTCCACCAGACATTGCGTTTACGTCTTTATACAAGAACGACGGAAGAGCAGTAATTCCAGGATTGGTACCCCCACCACCCTGACCGCCTGTTCGATATGTAATTGCTCCAGATGTATGTCCCTTTAAGGTTCCGTCAGAAACAGCACTTGCTGGTTCGCCAACTGTCCCACTGCTAACCGAACCAATTCCTATATATCCATTGTTTGCCAATGTGTTTTTTACAAACACTCTGTAGCCGTTTGTATTTAGAAATACTCCGGAGTTAACCGTTAGGTTGTTGTAATACATGTCGGACGTAATCGTCGTATTAGAAGAAATGGTTACGTTTCCGTCAACGCCGGTTCCGTATATTGCATCGTTTCCGGAACGACCTATGCTTGATTCAACCCTATTAACCGCCACGGCTATACCCTCGTGATATAGATGTATGTTCCTGCATTTTGACCAGTGACATCAGTTGATACTCCGCTTGGAAGGGCTGAGCCTGAAGAAACTACAATGATTACTCCTCCCCCTGCTGGAGCAGTACCTGGAGCTTTTATGTATGCAGTTCCGGATGAAGGTCCAGAAATATATCTAGCAGCGACTATCACAACTCCTCCGCCAGCCTGTCCAGAGCCACCCGCGCCACCACGCAAAAATGTCGGTCCGCCAGATGCTGTGACTGAATAACCAGTAATAGCCTGATGAGCCACTCTAAAATAGTTCGAACCCCCCATTGCGTCAGTTGGGGCAGTGGCTGTGTATCCAGTTGCGGAACCACCAAGTGAATGTGTTACAGCAGTGGCAGCTGCTCCTCCTTGCGCTATCGAGCCAGAAGTTGAATAACCAGATGTATACCCTATGGTCGCATTTGTTCCACCGAACTTTAGAGTTCCCTTAACAAAAACTCGATAACCATTTGGAGCAAGTCGGCAGCTTGTATTTATTGTTAAGTCGTTAAAGAACATATCTCGCGTCATTGAATAAACACTTGCCGATGGAGCCATTCCTAGAACTGTTGTCGTTCCGTCTAGGGTCGCGTCGCCATCCGAGCCGCTGCCATACACAATGTCCGACCCTTCGTTATAGTAAGCAACCCAAACCGAGCCATCCCACTGCCAACTCTTAGAGCCGACGGTGTAAATCTGATTCGTGTATGGAGATGAAGGAAAAGTAATAGCAGGCATTATGAATTAGCCTCATAAAATACGCTTATTTGAATTTCATCCCCACCGGCAAACGTCATTGGGCTTGCCTGACCAACCCAGTTTCCGCTCTGCATAACAAAACCAACCGTTGTTGCGCCAGCTGATGCTCCATAAAAACTTGCATTTCCTACGTATGTAACCTGTGCCGACTGGTCCCAAACCCTGCATGAACCACCGAGTGACTGATACCCCCACAATGGCTTTGCAGCAACAGGCAAGGAAAACCGGTAATCACCGGAGCCAAATGTGCTGCTTCCACCATTTGCCGTAACAAGCGCGGCCTCTACAAAAATAGTATTACCTATTCTCATGTATTTGCCCGTGAACGTTGCATTGCCAACGGATGGCGCTGTACCTGTACTTGTCCATGAAGGAGAATATGACTGCCAAACCCCATTTCCAGCAGTAGCGAGGCTGACTAATACCCAAGAGCTTCCATTGTAAACCTGTAGTTTACTTGTGTCTGTTTCATAAATTGTTTGCCCAGTCCACGGAGAGGATGGACGAGTCGTAGAAGTGCATTGATAAGGCGACATTGTTCCGCCGCCCAATTCAACCCATGCTGAGTTGTAATAGATGTAAGCAGCACCGCTTGACGTATCAAACCATAGATTGCCTGACGACGGCGAAGATGGTGCTGTCGCTGAGCTTGTCAGTGGCGCTCCAACTCCGGTAGCCCCTGTTGCACCAGTTGGACCAGTAATTCCAGTTGGTCCAGTTGGTCCAGTTGCACCTGTCGGTCCTGTCGCTCCAGTATTTCCAGTTGAACCAGTAGCTCCTGTGGCACCAGTGACACCAGTTGCCCCAGTAGCCCCTGTTTGGCCCGTAGGCCCTGTAGCTCCAACGAGTCCAGCGATACTGAATACCCAATACGCATTTGTCCCAGAACCTGAATAGTTGTCGACGTTTACGGTAATAGATGGGCTCATGCCAGTAACTATCGAAGTGATGGCACCTTCAACCCAGTCCCCGAGAGAACTTATAGCCCTAACGCGATTGCCGACCCCATAAGAACCGATATTTCCTACGCTAAATATTTTAGAACCGGTTCCATAAGAGTTTGAACTATTGGATATTACGCCAGAATAACTTGATGGGCTTATTCCAAAATTCCATGAACTATACGAACCAGAACCCGACCATGAATCAACAGCAACCGTGAATGATGTATTGGACGTCAACGATGTTATGTTCCCCTCAACAAAAGATGTCGACGACGACGAAGGGACTCCTCTAACTCTCTGCCCAGAAATTAAAGCCCCAGTATTTGCTGTAGAAAATGTTTGAGGCCCGGACGCGCCTATTGAAACCATCGATGTTGATGAAACGGAATACCCTGGCCCTGTTGCGCCTGTTGGTCCAGTCGGACCAGTATCTCCAGTTGCACCAGTTGGACCAGTAGGTCCCGTCGCTCCCGTTGGTCCGGTGGGTCCAGTAGCTCCAGTAGGGCCCGTAGGGCCTGTGGGTCCAACTGGACCAGACAGGTCTGTGTACTTGACAACCCACTTTTCTCCATCCCACTGCCACGTCTTGCCGGATGCTGAATATAAATCGTTAGTTGCTGGCGAATTAGGAAAATCAATAGCCATAATTACACCTTAATATACTTTGGAACTATTTTTACATATGCGCTTGTTGTTGCGGCATCTGTAATTGTTGCTTGAAGCAGAACATTTCCTCCGCTTATGGTCGATGATATCGATAAGGGGATTCTTGAAGAACCGACTTCTATTAATCCATATTCAGAAGTCGTTGGTGTTGTTCCGTTATGAATTAAGTGTATTTTTGTAATAGTGTATTTTGAGCCCTGAGATACTTGTACTAAAAATTCTGCGCTTCTAAAAGAAGTAGTAGCAAAAGAATCAACAGTTGTTGCACTATTTGTTGAAATTGTTGTTTCTCTTAAATCCCCAGTGCCGCCACCATTTGATTCAACCCAATAGGAGTCGTAGTAAACAAATGTTTTTCCCGTGTCGGACTCAAACCACGTATCTCCAGCTGTTGGGGAAGTTGGAGGAGTATCAGAAACGGTCATCCTTTGTACCGGACCTGTTGCACCAGTTGCGCCAGTTGCGCCAGTTGCTCCAGTTGCGCCGGATGGCCCTGTCGCTCCAGTTGCGCCATCCCCTCCCTGAACTCCGGTTGCCCCTGTTGGACCGATAGCCCCCGTTGGTCCTGCTACTCCAGTTGCTCCTGTTGGACCAATCGCCCCAGTAGGTCCAGTTGCCCCAGTGTCGCCCTGAATTCCCTGTGCTCCCGTAGCACCAACCAAACCCTGAAGTCCTGTTGCACCAGTTGCGCCAGTTGGGCCAGCAATACCTACAGAACCGGAAAGGTTTACAGACCAAGATGAATATGTGCCACTTCCATCTGAGCCATTTACGGATACTACGAGTTGGCCGTTTGCGGGATTATATGAGTCAACCTCGCCATGCATATGGTTTGAAATGTCATACGAAATAATTACAGACTGGTTTGTTGAATAGGAAAGACCGGTTCCAATAGTGAGAGTCTTAGTTCCGCTACTGGATATTGTTAAAGACGTTGAACTTGATGTTGCATATTTATCGCCGGCAACACCGCTTGGGCCAGTTGCTCCACCAGGACCAGATGGACCTGTTGCTCCAGCCACGCCGCTAGGTCCGGTTGCTCCTACGTCGCCCTGCTGTCCTTGTGGGCCAGTTGGACCAGTAGCCCCAGTTGGGCCAACTACCTGAGAATTCTCCCATACACCTGTGCTCGAGTTGTATCTAACTACATCGCCGTTGGCTAACGAGCCATTTATTTTTACGTTATGAAGCTCTTCAAGTTCATATCCGTTTTGTGCTGCAACATAAATAATTCCGTTATTCGTTGCCCGAACAACAACACCAATATAAACAAGGTGATTTGGCGCGGACGGTTTTGTTTTTGTGAACTGGCCACCGGTGCCTAGCCATAAAACGTCGCCCGCCGAATATCCGACAGATAGGTCTATTCCGTCAACATAGCCACGAGTAACTACAGGACCATTTTGCGATGCTGAAATATTTGCGGCAATAAGTCCAACTGTTTTTGAAGACGTTGTTTCCGCCGTGTTATCAGCGCGCTTGACTGTTGCATGGTCGCCTGTTGCACCATACAGGTAAACAGCGGTTCCGGTAGTGAGTGTTGTAGATTCTGCATTTCTTACGTATGAGACAACGGGGGAAAAAGCATTGACCCAGTTTGTTCCGTCATATTCGAGCGTTTGAAATTCTTCTGGTGAACTAATTACAACATCGGTTAGTTCATTAATTGGCCCAGCAGGCCCTGTAGCGCCAGTTGCGCCAGTTGGACCGACATCACCAGTTGCCCCCTGCAACCCGGATGGGCCTGTTGCTCCGGTCTCACCCGTTGCTCCGGTCGGGCCCTCCGGTCCTGTTGCACCGGTCGGGCCCTGCGGGCCAGTTGCACCAGTTGGACCATCAATCCCGCTTACTCCAGTTGCCCCTGTTGGACCAACAGGACCCTGGTCCCCCTGTGGTCCAGATGCCCCCATTGGGCCGGTTGCGCCAGTTGCTCCAGTTGGTCCTTCTGGACCAGTTGCGCCAGTTGCTCCGACTTCCCCTGTTTGACCGGTTGGTCCTTCTGGTCCTGTTGCACCTACATCGCCTGTTGCCCCAGTCGGGCCGGTTGGTCCAGTAGCGCCATCAGAACCAATATAGCCAGGCTCGCCAGAGGGTCCAGTTGCACCAGTTGGGCCCTCTGGTCCGACTGGGCCTGTCGCGCCCATTGGACCAGTAGCACCCTCTGGGCCGCTCGGCCCTGTTGCACCAGTGGCACCTTCTGGTCCTGTTACACCAGTAGGTCCAGTTGCACCGGTAGCACCGTCGGAACCAATATAACCTGGCTCACCAGACGGACCCGTTGCTCCAGTAGCTCCTGTTGGGCCAGTCGCGCCTGTTGGGCCAAGCGCTCCAGTATATGGAACGAACTTAGCTCCGTCGAACCTGAGGAACTGGCCCTCAACAACACCAGATGTATCTATCTCTACTCCATCAACAAAAAGTGACGGAACTTTTAGAGTGTCATCTGTTCTTAGTACGTTTGCTTCGTCGCGATATAGGTTGACATCACCAACACCAGTGCCGTCTCCCCAAACAAGTCGGCCACCGCCCTGAATCTGTAGGCGAGCGTAGGTTTCGCCATCAACATAAATAGTAAGACCATCAGACCCAGCAGAACTTAGCTGCTTGATTGTAATAGGCGTTGTAAATTTCTGGGCCACGACCTCAATCGCTTCCTACTATTCCCCCTCGAGGGAATTAAAAATTATTTTGTTTTACCGAATGCTGCGTCATTCTTATTGAAATACCGCACAGCAACAGGGAGAAGTGCGGCCCACAACGCATTCAACGCAGCCTTGGGGTCGCCTGTTGCCGCGTAGGCTGCAACTGCTGCACCAATTACGCTTCTCGCGTAAGACGCCACCATAGCTTTTTGTTGTGCCGTAAGTTTCATATTTTTCCTTAGCCAGTTACAACGATTGTGTAATCGTTAGCCGAAATTGTTCCATTCATTACAACTGTAACAGTATTTGCATTTGCGCGAGTTGTGTCTGCAAATACAGTTGCTCCGGTTGAAACCTCGTACACCTGAATCATTACGTCTGTTGTATTGAAGTTATGGGTAACAGTTGTGCTCGAGACTCCAGCCGAGGACGCTGCACATCCCTGCTTTGATACTCTTGCTAGTGATGGTGTGCTTGTAGTCCTTCCAGTGGCCTCCCCAGATGCGGACGCCAGGTTTGTTCTTGCTCCAGACTCTGTTGAAGAACCAGTACCACCGTCTGCAACGGCGACATCTGTACCATTCCACGTACCAGAAGTAATTGTCCCAACTGTTGTTATTGAAGACTGACCAACATATGTTGATGCAATATCAATGCTGTCAGCATTGACGGTAATTCTGTCAGAAGTCCCAACCGCATTAATAGTGTTGCCGGACTTGGTAAGACCATCTCCAGCTGTTATTTGTCCAGCGCCGGAGAATTGTGCCCAGTTAATCGCATCAGTTCCGACTGTTATTGCACCATTTGACGTAACAACCCAGCCACTATCGGCGTTTACTGTTCCTTCCTCAACAAATGTAAAGGTTCCACCAGACATCTCCCCAGTATCTGGCGTGCCATTTGCATCAGAAGCGCGAACCGCTGCCCCGGACGACTGAACAACATAGATACCGTTTTCCGAAGCTGTTGACTGGTTCTTTACTAGGACACGGTCGCCTGCAACGAGAGTTACAGTTGTATCAAGAGTATCGCCGGCCTCAAGTTGGTTAGCAAGGTTGACTGGGCCCGTAGTTGCGGCTCGTACTGACTGCTTAACATCAAGACCAGACCGTGCGGCATCTACATACCCCTTTGTAGCAGCATGTGCCGAGTCGGTTGGCGTAGCAACTTTAATATTGCCGCTGGCATCACGAATAACAAGCTTGCTAGCCGTTGCCTCAGATGTTGCATCGCCGAGTTTAGTAAAGTCAGACGACGTCATCAAACCAGCACTTGCCGAAGTGGCAAGGTTTGGCGTAATTGTTATTTGACCGCCGGACTCAGTAATTGTCAATGCTGTTGAATATGAGCCGCCAGACACAACGCCTGCATCAGCACCAATTCCAGCAACAATCTTTCGCCATGCTGCTGCAGTTGCGTCATAAACCTTAATAACCCCATCGACGCTGTTAAAGTACATGCGGCCGTCGAACAGATTTGTATTCGGGTCAGATGCAAGGACCTCAAATGTTGCATTCAGAATCTGATTCTGATTTAGGTCAAGATTTGTTACGAATTTTGTTGCCATTTGTCCTTGCCTTTAGGTCAGATAAGCGAATCCTGAAAATGCCGATGTGAACTCCACCCTTATTTGGGAATCACTAATATATGTTACCTCACCAATAACTACGGTATCTGCAGTATCAACAACGGTTATTGACGGTCTTCCACCCAGAGAATGCGTAATTAGCCAAGTATCAGACGCCACTGGCTGGCTGTACACTAGTCTTCTTGTGTTGCCACCATTTGCGGAGAGCCGAACAACAACCTGATTTGGGGCATCCTGGTTTACGATAACCCTATTTGCCGTGTCTTCATTTATGATTACATTATTGGGGACGTCGCTCATCGAGTTACCTCTGGACTGAGGTTAAAAGTTCCCTGTAGGACTCTTGACACGATATTTTCGGCGCTAATAATCTCTATGTCGTACACGCCACTGGTCGATACAGATGCCGTAACGTTGGCTGAGGCGTAAAGAAATATTTTATTTGTGTCGCCCTCAATTGGATTTACTGTTAGCCCGCCATTTGACGTCGTTAATTCAAGCAAAACATTAGAAGAATCAATAGTTCTCCTGACCTGCATCCTTGCCGTGTATCCAGATAGGTCAAAAGGGATAAATGTATTTCCTGTTGGGTCGGATGCCAGGTCTGGCTGTTCTATCTCTATGGTGCGCGAAAACGTCGACCCCTGTTGACACGTCATATTGTAGTTGCCGGCCAACATTGCGAAGAATGCCTCCAAATTAAACAGCTTCACAAAGATTGTAGATTATGAGCAGTACTTAACGGTCCAAGTATTTAAACGACTTTATGAATTATCTTTATATCTATTTATGGATAGATACATCACTGTTTTACTAGTATTGACTTGATTTTATGCAAAAGCCACAGAAACCAACAGTCGCATTTTTAACCCATGATTGGGCATGGGGTACTGCCCCTCTTCAGCCAAATGGATGCGCCTGGTATCGATGCAAGCTTCCGTCCGAGGAACTAAATAAACGTGGGTGGTTTTCCGCTACTGGTTTCCCCGGGTTCAATCAACAGCGCGGTTTTGGAATGCTCGTTGACGGCGGAAGGGCCGTCCATGGGTGGGACATAATTGTCTTAAAACTATTGATGCAAAAAGAAATACTTGAGTCAATACCAAAAGCTCAGGCTATGGGGCAAAAAATTGTTGTAGATATTGACGACTGGTTTGATGGTCTTTCTAAATCGAATAGAGCGTTTGAGGCAACAGACCCAAAGAATAACCCAGACTCAAACAGGGAAATCTACGCGCAAATTATTATGGCGGCAGATGCAGTAATAACATCAACGCCATTTCTATTTGAGTACTACGGGAAAAAACGTGACAATGTTTTTATGGTACGAAATGGAATAGACCTAGACCGCTGGCGTAAAAAACAGTTCCGTTCGAATAGAAAAACAAAAATTGGTTGGGTTGGGGCAACCCACTGGAGGTCAAATGACCTAGAGCAACTTGCTCCGTTTTTTGGTAAATATATTAAAAAACATAATCTTTTATTTCATCATTCTGGACACAACGACAACGCACCAATGGCGCATCGACTTTTAAATGTTCATGATGATTATGCGAGAAAATTGCCTATGGTCCCGATATTGGAGTATCCAAACCTAATGCTTCCGATTGATATAGGCATAATCCCTCTAAATGATATTAAATTCAATCACGCAAAATCTTTTATAAAAGGTCTCGAATACGCAGCGGCTGGAGTTCCATTCATTTCTTCATACTCGCCGGAATATCAGTATTTATCTGATAAAGGAATAGGGAGAATAGCGAGAACAGAAAAAGAATGGATTTATCATCTCGATGAACTCCTCAATCCAGTCAAGAGGCTGGATGATATAAACGAAAATTATTCGCTATTACGTGATTTTTCTATGGATGCTCGCGGTGATGACTGGGATGCAACAATGGCTTTTATCAAGGAGAACATATGAAATCGGCAGAAGAACTCGAAAGACAGTATGCGGAATTAACAATTCCAGCCCCAGAACCTGGACCTTCAGACTGGAATGATGATGGTTTCGTTATAAAAAAGAACTTAATACCCGAGAGCCTTATGCAGGACTATGAGGCTTGTTGGATTGAAAACAATGCCGAATACGTTGACGGAAAGTTCAGCATGACAAGACCTGGCGGGTGGCCCGACTGTACCCCGTACAGAAGGCACCCAGAAGTAATGAATATCCTGACTTATAAGGGTGTTGCAGAAACTTTAGAGGAACTACTCGGGGAACCTGCAGCAACTCATCTGAACTTGACTGGATGGGTAACGACAACACGAAACTGGCACCAAGACACATATTTAAACCCTCCACATGTTGGAGATTATTATGCTGCAATTTGGATTGCACTTGAGACAATCCATCCAGACTCTGGGCCTTTTCAGCTAATACCCGGTTCCCACAGATGGCCAACCGTAACTCAGGAAAAAATATTAAAAGCCCTACCAGAAGACCAAAGAGACTATAGGTGGCCGCGTTTTAGTGAGGATGTTCTTACTCCGATTTTTGAACATGAAATAGAAAGACGAAACGCGGAAGTTCTTACATATCTCCCAGAAAGAGGGGACGTCCTTTTTTGGCACGGTCGGCTACTACATCGAGGCGCTAAGCCAAATAACTTCACCATTCCGCGCAAGTCTCTTATTGCGCATTATTCTGGCATTAACCATCGCCAAGACATGCCTAAAGCGCTACAGCATAATGATGGATGGTATTTCCCAATAGATGGCGGAAATAACGTATGAGCAATTATCTAAACGCCGGATGCGGCACCCATTACGCAAAAGGCTGGATAAACACCGATACCTGGGAAACAGACGACACCAGGCCCGATGTTCGGGTTGAACCCGGGAAACCTTACCCGTTTGACGATAACTTTTTCGACGCTGTCTTTCTTGGGCATGTACTTGAACATATTCCGTGGAAGCAGGTTCCGGAGTTCCTTCACGACATGAAGCGCATTGCAAAGCCAGATGCAAAATTTTTAATCTGCGGCCCGGACGTATTCAAGACGATTAAGAGGTGGGCAGCCGGACATGAGCCATGGGAAATGGTTATGTCGGTGCTCGAGCATTTAGATATTGAAAACCAGGGAGTTTCTGGTCTCGAATGGTGGGATGGTGCACACCACCACTGGAATTGTCATCATGAAAGAGTTGTAAGCCTTTTAGATTCTGCTGGTTTTTCTGATATCACAGACGTTTTTGACGTAATACCAAAGAATCCCCTAGGTAAAACATGGAAAGATGGCGAAATTACATGGCCGGTCGTTGGCCACTGGCACTGGCACTTTGCCGTTACGTGTATAAACAATAAATAATCTTGCTGTAAAATTACTCCGGGTGTATCGGAGGATTGATGGCAAGACGTTCAATAAGTGCGTTTCGTTTACTTATATGGCTTCCTGTGGCAATTGCGCTGGTTGCTGTTTGCTTCCCAACTTCAGCTAAAGCCGTTAATGACGAACAAGGTGACGGTGTCATTTTTTCATACAATGAGACTGTTGTATATCAAGAAGTAAATGTTGACCTCTCTGGTAAGAGCACAATTACAGCAAAAGCCAGGGCTGCAGAATTTGGATATGGCACAGACAGGGTTTTCGTAGGAATAGACCTATACGGACCTGGTGGCGGTGGGATTTACTCGCATAACACTGGATGGCTTTCATTGTCGTCTGGTGGTTATTCTGATTTTTCTATAAGTATTGATGCGGTATCTGTCGGCGATGGCTGGAACGAAGTAACAACAGCACGAATATCAATAGGTGGAGATGACGGCGAGTTTTGGGCTGGCAACTATGGACCATCCATCGAATCGGCGTCTCTAAAGGTAGACGGTACAGAACTCCTCCAGAATGCAGAGTTTTATAGGGGGATAGAAAACTGGTCTTCCTCTATTGGGTGGCAAGCATGTCACGCAACACAGGGCGATAAACCATGCTCCACAATAGAAACAAAAACAAATAACTCGTCATATTCGCTATCTGAAAATATGGTGTGGGCCACGGCAAATGAGGGATGGAATTTATCAATATCCGCACCGGGTGGGGGTGTTTTTTCGCAGGTTGTATTCGCTAGCTATGGAACACCAAATGGAACAAATGGTCAATACCTACAAGGTTCTTGCCACGCTACAAATTCAATACTTAGGGTATCTAAAGAATTGGTTGGAAAATCAAATGCCTCAATAGGCGCTAGCAATGGGATATTCGGCGACCCATGTGGAGGGACATACAAGCGCTTATATGTTGTTCTCAAATATACAGGCGGAACACCAAATACAACTACTACCACGACTACTACAACTACTACAACTACTACAACTTTGCCTCCATCATGCGGGCCATACGAAAACATAACTACAACAGGTAAAACAAATGGTTCAGCATGGGGCTCTGGGCCGTACACTGACGATTCAGATTTTGGCGTTGTTGCGGTGCACTCTGGGCTTGCCGCTGTTGGTGAAACGGTAACACTTATACCAACAAATGTTGCCTACTATCAGTCTTATCCGGGGAGCACTGCAAACGGTATTACAACTTCAGACTGGCTATTTGGCTGGTGTGGCTTTGACGTAGAATTAATAGCTTTACCAACGACGACAACCACCAGTACTACTACAACCAGTACCACAACTACGATAGTTGCTGCCGTTGAAACGACAACCACTACAACTCCCCAAACTACGGAGAGTCCTACCAGTCAAACTCCCACTCTTCCTCCGGAATCGGAAACGCCTCAAACTGACATACCGCCTTCAGCACAACCAGAAGAGGAACAAATACCACAAGTCCCAACAGGCACAACACAACCAGAGAAATTAGAAGAAGATTCATATAATAATTCTACTAATAATGACAATACCGATAATTCAACAACAGATGCGCCACCTGTCACTGAGGAAGTCCCAGCCGCGCTAGCGCCAGATGTTCAAGACGTAAGTGCCGAAAATCTGGATGAAGCACTGTCTGGCGATATATCACCACAGGAAGCTGCAGCTATAGTCGACGTTCTAACCAGCGGGGAAGCTACCGGTGAACAAATTGTAGAAGCAGTTGATAAGCTCCTAGAATCAGACTCGCTGGACAGTGAACTGGCTACGGAACTTGCTGCATCGCCAGAAGTTCTTGAATCTGTCACGGCAGAACAAGCTGAGGAAATTTTCGCCGCAATTGACGAATCTTCTCTTACAGAAGAACAAGCACTGAAAATTATTGATGCAGTTCAAGACGCGCCAGCGGAAGTGCGTGAAACATTTGAGGACACTGTCGACCTATTTGGTGGAAATTTTGACACATACAAGATGGTTGGTCAGACGATTGATGTTGGACAGAGACGAACAATAGTTGCGGTAAACTTGATAACAGCAACTGCGGCTGCAACGGCTCTTTCTGGCGGAATGCCTGGTCCCGGAGGTGGAAGCGGTGGCTCCGGAGGCGGAACCGGTGGCGGAAGCCCATCTGGTGATGGTTCTGGCAAAAAGAATGAAGAAGACGAAGAGCAGGAAATGGCCGGGGAGATAGCCGGGGATGGCGTCGACTGGGTTGCTGCTTTAAGTATCTATACAACTATTAACGGGGAGAGAGTGTTCAGCTTGAAAGCATTCATCAAGAAATTTTGGTTTGGTGTATTGAATCTCGGATTCACAATTGCTGGTTCTGTAGTTGTGTACTTCACTCTTTCCGGAACAATACAAAAAATTGCCCTTGTGTCATCTATTCTCGCATTTATTTCAGCAATGTACTTACATATGCGAGAGCCAGAATAGAGCCACATTTTTATTTAGGCATTTATTTTTAGCATTATTTTTTAGGGTACAATTGATGAAACAAGCATCATTTGCGTCTTTCGGAAGGAAGAAAAATGCCCTCAAAATACCCTTACAAAAAACTCGTCCTTCCTAAGGAGTGCGAAGCTGTCGGTAACGGGAAGTTAACCGACGCGATGCTAAAGAAAGTGAAAACAGGCGGCCGGATGTGGACATGGGCCGCTATTGCATTTAATCAAATGTATGTGGACGCAGAAAAAGCAGGATTTGTCCTCAAAAATGTTGGAGATTTCCGACCATTCGAGGACCAGCTGGCGATGTTCAAAGACCGCTACAGCACCAAGGATGAAGGTCGCAAGCCACAAGTTACTCGCGACTACGAAGGCAAGAAGTGGTTTCTCAAGCCCGGGAAGGCGCCGAGTTCATCGCCTGGTAAGTCAAACCATGGATTTGGATTAGCTATCGACCTTGGTTATGAAGTAAACGGCAAATTGACCTCAATGGGCGGCAAGTGCCTTGATTGGATGTGTGAAAACGCTCCAAAGTACGGCTTTTACCTACAGGGAGATGACCCAAAGTCACCAGAATTTGAAGCATGGCACTGGCAGTATGTTTGCGGAGATGCAACGCCGGCTGATGTAAAGGCTCGCTATGAAGCACGTCAAGCAGCAAAAGAAGCACAAGGCTGAGGCATCTAGATATCCGTGGAAGGACTACTCATTGCTGTAATCGGCCTAATTAGTGCCGTATCTGTTGCACTTATAGAAAAGGGTCGACGCACAGACGTGCGACGCTGGGAAGAAAACAAAGCAGACCATAACTTTGTCGTTGACAAGATTGAAAATCTAGGTAAAAGCTTGGGTATTTCAATTGACCGCGTCGAAAAGGGCGTAGAGCGCACAGAGAAAAAGGTTGATGAGCATATTCGCGACCACGCAAAGGGTGAGGTCTAATGGCCGGCAAGAAACCAGCAAAACCGATAGCTGGGCAGTCAAAACAGCCTGTTCAGGACCCAGCGGTATATGGAACACTCCTTATGTACATAGGGTCAAAGAATGCATCATGTTCTTGCGCTAAGTGCGGCAAACTCACCGTCCGCGGAATGGTGAGAGTAAAAAACGATAACTATTACTGCTCAGCAAGGTGCGCATCAACTTCGTAGTTTAAAACAATTAGTCACACAAGGAGAGAGGTGTGCAAAACGTGGGGACACGATTTAGTAAATTTATTGGAGCTGTTTGTCTAATATCAGCAGCCGTTCTTCCTTTTGCAGTTAGCGTTGACAAGAACGATGATGGACTAATATTTGGGTCCCAGGCAAGCGCAATAACCGGAGGCGGCCCCATAGTCCTCGACGGTATGGACCCAGTGTGCCATGCCGCGTATGGGGAGAATACGGACCAATACATAGCGAAGGTTGTTAAAAGCGTATACGACCAGTCGACAATGCCATCAAACACCGGGAAAATAGCAATTCTTGGAGTTTCTAGTATGACTTCCGCTGGTGGATGTGGCGGCTCATGGACTACTCAGCTTAGCTCCAAGTTCCTAACTAGATTTACAACACAACCAACTGTTGAGTTTATAACAACATCCTCAGAGCTCGATGCGTTCTTCTCAACTGGAATTACCTCAACACCACCACGAATGCTATGGATTCCAGATGACTGGAGTAGGTCTGGAGCAATAAATACAAAATTTACTGCAAATGCCGAAAAAATTGCAGACTTCGTTAACTCTGGTGGCGGATTATTTGCTAGCAATAATGCATACGGCTGGCTAACTGCACTTCTTCCTTCAGCAGTTTTTAATAGTGGAGGATGCAATGGTGGACCAGAAGCTACCGCAGATGGCATCGCCGACTTTGGATTGAGCAATACAATAGTTGCAGCGTGTTGGCATGGATACTTTACTGGCAATGTTGGAACTCTAAAAACACTAGTTGACTATCCATATCCAAGCCCAACTAGTACACGTAAGGCTGTTTCGATTGGTGGTGGAAGCGTAAGCCTTCCAAGCTCATTTACCCTGTCAATCAGCCCAGAGTCTCCGAATGCTGGAGAAGATTTGACAATTACTGCCACTGCCCAAACAATCGCAGGAGTCCCACAATCTGGTGTTTCTGTAACAGTGACAGTTAGCGCCGGCCCAGATGCAGGGCAGACGTTCACTGCTACAACAAATGCAAGCGGTATAGCAACAATTACTGTTCGCACCAACTCTATTGGTTCTGCCACCTATACGGCTACGGCTGTAGTTAGTGGAGTATCAAAGACTGTTTCTGCAACTGTTTCATGGAACCCGCCAACTACTACAACTGCCGCTCCTACTACAACTACAAGCAGTACTACAACCAGCACCACTACGACAATTCCTACGAGTACAACTATCGCGTCAACCACAACGCAAGTGCAAATACCGAGTACAACACAAGTAGTAGTGATACCTCAAACTTCACTACCTCCCACAACATTTATACCCCCAGAAACAACTACTACACAACAACCAATAGTACCAACAACCGTCCATGACCATAGTTCACACTCACACGGTCACCTCCCTAAGACTGGAACCAATGCTCTGTCCGTCTATGCACTTGCCATTGGCCTATTCACCGTTGGTCTTTTAATCATCGCGATATCAAGGAGAAAAAATGAAGCGTGAGCTTATTGCCAACATACTCATGAGGATTGTTGCCACTTTTGCAGCCTCTGGTTTAGGCGTCATCGGCGCCGGAACAATTGCTGGAGTTCCAGTGTGGAAATCTGTATTCATGGCTGGTATCGCCGGAGTAGCAACTGTTGTTGAAGGATTGTCAAGAGCGTTCCTTGATGACGGAAAACTAACCGCAAAAGAGATAAATGCAGTATTCTCAAGATTTGACAAAAAGGGCGCCGCTGTAAGCGACGAGGAAATGGCGAACAACGAAGAGGCTGCTGCAAAAAAAATTCGAGCTAGCAAAAATACTTCTGCCCCAGTGGAATGATGAGTGGTAATTTGTTGATAGGCATTGCCGTCTGTAAAGGGACGTAGTGATTTTTTCAAATTTATCCAAAGCGATTCAATATGGCGAGAACCCAGGAAATTGAGCAGGTTTGGCACAACGACGGACACACTCTTCAGCTCCGAATAAACAAAGGAGAACTAGAGGTCCTCGAAGTCATCTGTCCTCACGAAGAAAACGCCGCCTGCAAGAATATCGCCGGGGATTGTGCCGTGACATGGTTTGTGAACCGTTTCGGTATGGAATGCAACGGGGGGATATGCCCACCGAGTGAATTTCTCGAGGTATCGTGGACGCTGGTTGGCGATATCAATAATTTTGATTCGTGCCAAGTCTGGTTCATGCCATTAACAGATGAAATATTTAGAGCTTGGGTCGTAGCAAATACACAAGCAATAGAGGGCTAGTTCTTTTTCCCCTTTTTGACTTTTTTACGGGAATCCATCTTTCTTGCGACTTCTTCCAGTATTTCGTCCTCTGCGTCAAGTTTTTCCATAACGCTCATCGAGCTTGCATGTATTTTCATTATTCTTTGGCTCACATCATTCATATATGCAATGCTTGTGGTCCTAATTTTGTATTCACGATGAAATGCAGCTGCTGACACCATTGCGCGAACGCCAGCATTCGTTACAGCCCACGTATCCTTGTCAATCCGCTCTAGGAGCCCTGCCTTAACTAACTTTTGGGCATGTTGGGCAAAATCCCAAGTCCTCACCTCATGAGGGAACAAACCCTTGAAACAATTCTTTATACCCCAAGTCGTAAATTGCCCTTTTTGTGATACTCCATAGTAGAGAATTGAATAACCCTTGCTCCTATAAGGAAACACTGGTCTACCTGTCGAAAGACTCCTTGATGAAACCATGCACCGAGGAGATTACCTAGAACGGCGACGTATCACTACCAGTTTCCGTAACTTCATCCGTGGAATTTGGATTACTTAAGAGAGTGATAGCGGCAAAAAAGTTCTGTATATCACGCTGCGAAAGAATTGATTTATCGTTGCATCGATAGACATTTTGTCGATTCACTTTTGTCTTTGTAATTAGCCCTGCGTTGATGAGTTGTTTGACTGTTTTCTCAATCATTGTTTCGCTTAGGTCTAAATACACAGAAATAGCACGTACCGTCATATTGGGGTCTTCAATAAGCGCAACAAGAACTCTGCCCGCAGTAGACAGAAGACTTATTTCGTCTTCTTTGTGGTAGCGAAGTATTTTTTTACTGTCAAGAGTCCGCATGACCTTCTCAAGGGTTTCACTATCGCCGCCCTGCTCAGCAATTGCTTCCTCAAGTGCTTTTTTAATGTCGTCGACTTTTTGAGACCTCAAGAGATACCTACACCCATGTAGTTTGATGGTGTACTATGAGAGCAGCGGTGTGAACAACACTGAGAACACCATAAGTAAAAAGAATCACAACTGCGACAATAGCAGGAAAAGGGGAAACATGTTGAGGGACTCGCTACAGAAACTTATTGACAGTCCAGGCCGAGAACGAGATTGCAAGCTCGGAAACATTATTAAGTCGCTTGACGGAGAGACGGCGGCCATTCTTGTAGAAGCTCTCAAGAGCGATGCATCCACAATGGGTCTAGTCCGCGCACTTAAGGACGAGGGCATCCCAGTGAGCCGGGAATATCTCGGAGAAAAAAGAAATACCTGCTTCAAGGCTGGGGGCGCCGGCTGTTGCCTCGCCCAGAATGCTGAGTCAAAGGAAAAGAGAAAATAATGGCTGCAAAAAAAGAAGGCCTCAAATCAACGCTCAAGACCATTGCCGATGGCGCAAACCGCGAGGCAAATAGCAAGAAGGTTCTCAACGATATTGCGGCAATGCTGGAGCGCAAGGGAATCGACCCAAGCGAAGTGGGAAATATCCAAAAGGTCTCCCTCTACCAGTCCGTCACAAAGAACCCAGATACTGGTGAGGCAATCGTCCACGACCTGCAGGCAATCCAGTTTAGTCCTTCATGGGAAACTGGTCCACAGTGGCCCCTTATGGAACAAGGGCCCAAAATACAAATACAAAAGCCAAAGACAAAATCGGGCACCCCAAAGCAGTGGGAAACGGCAGTTATCGTGCCTGATATACAAATAGGTTTCTATCGAAAATCAATAGACTCTGTTGAGTTAGAGCCAATCCATGACGAGTCGGCAATTGCCGTAGCCCTAGCCGTTATCGAGGAAATGAACCCAGACCAGGTTGTTCTGGTCGGCGACAACCTCGATTTTGCTGAATTGGGCAAATATCTGACGGCGGCCCCATTCAAGCAGATGCTCCAGGCATCAATCGACAGGGCAACAATGCTCTGCGCCCAGCTTAGAACAGCTGCACCTAACGCTAAAATCACATGGATTGCCGGAAACCACGAAGCAAGAATGGCCAGGTATATCCAGACCAACGCAGAAGCTGCTTTTGGAATAACCAGAGGCAAGGCCAATGACGAACTTCGAGAGGGCTGGCCTGTCATGTCGGTCCCATTTTTGTGCAGAATGGACGAATTTGGCGTCGATTATCTGCCAGGGTACCCAGAATCTGCCCATTATCTGAACTCGAATCTTGTCGTTGTACACGGTGACAAAGTTGTTTCAAACAACTCAACCACCAAGAAGTACCTAGACAACGAGAGAATTTCAGTGATATACGGACACATCCACCGGAACGAGCTGGCATACCGCACATACCGCACTGACAGTGGACCGCGGACAATCATGGCCGCTAGCCCTGGATGTCTCTGCAGAGTAGATGGCGCTGTTCCCTCCACGAAATCTGGAATGGATGAATTCGGTAGACCAATTCTCCAGGGAGCAGAGAACTGGCAACAGGGATTGGGCGTCGTAACCTATCAGCCATACGGACAGGGTAACGAATGGTTTAACTACGAGCCAATGTGGATATATAAGGGTAGGGGAATACTCCGAGGCAAAGAATACGTTGCCGAATGAGCCAAGACGACCAATCGGGCTACGAGCGGTACACCGAACAAGACCTGTACCGGGATATGGAAGTTCTCAGAAAAGCTGGAATTATCCAGATTGAGGGCATCTCCGACGATGGTCAGTGGCTGTATAGCATGACAGAAGAGGGGAAAGCCTTGATGCTTGATACAAACGGCATGAACTATGATGTGCTCGCCCAGGTATTTGAGAACATCGAGAGAATTGACGAAGAATGACTACAGTAATCGGAATTCAGGGAGAGGGCTTTGCAGTCCTTGCTGCTGATACAAGAATTACGTCATTTTCAGATGATGGCCCGGCCTACCAAATGGCCACTCTCGGCTCTGGCGTATCAAAGATAGCCGCAAATGGAAAATACCTTCTTGGGACCGCCGGCGACCTTCGTGCCATCAACCTCCTTACGCACGCATTCTCTCCGCCTCCGCCGCCGCCCGGAATTAAAGGCAAGAAGCTCGACCAGTTCATTACAGTTAAATTTATCCCAGCTTTGAGGTCATGCTTCGATACACATGGCTACTCAGCGCCAGAGAACAAAGAGAATAAGAACCACAACGCAGAGCAAGGTTCTTCAATTCTTGTAGTTGTGAACGCAACTATTTACATGATTGATAACGATTATTCCTGGCTGGTAGATGCTTCAGGGCTCTATTCGGTTGGGAGCGGCTCTGACTATGCGCTTGGGGCAGCACACGCTCTCGCTGGCGGTAAAAAGCTTTCTGCAATACAGGCTAAAGGTGTGTGCCTCAAGGCGTTAAGTATTGCTGCAAAAATGGAACCACACACCGGGTCTCCGTACCACACCTACATCCAAACAATGGAACCAAAGGCGCCGGCCAAAAAGAAGTAGATAAGTTATGAATGAAGCAACCTGGACATGGGTCCTATTTGCTATGGAATTAGTAGGTGTATACGGCAGCTATCAGGTAGGCAATAAGCGCTGGTACGGACACATGATTGTCGCGCTGCACTCATTCCCATGGTTTATCTATGCTGTAATTTATGATAAACCTGGATTCATAGCCATGTGGGCCCTGTGGCAAATAGTCCACTGGCGGAACATGTTTGTGTGGAGAAGAGAACGCTCTCTTTAGATAAATCTATCCGCGCTGAAGTCCGTCGCGCATAAACAGACGGGTTACCCAGGAAACAACCGCTATTACTGCTAAGTGCATATATACCTCCAGCACCAGGATATATATCGCCTTTAGTACTCAATGATAGAACTATGTAGACATTCGCCACGCCGGCCTCAAATACTGGGATAAACAAACGCCGCTTAATTCCTTCCACGTTTGCGAATTCCGCATAAGGCAAAAACTCCCCATAGGGAAACAACACCTAGTAGTAGATAAACAACTCTCATTAGTACACCTGTATCGCTAGAGATACACACCTACCCTGTATTCATTACAATACACAAACACTAATAAATACTAGACAGGCATGGTGACACATCATTGGTGTATAAATATTAAGGGAGAGAAAAAAGGGGTCAATTTTGAGGAATAACCATTGTCAGACTCCAGTAAAAAGCCCAAACAAAAATTACCCAATAATAATGCCCAACAAGATAAATCTCTAGATATACCTCGTAAGTCTTGGTTTGACCTTGCAAGTTGCAAAGGGAAAACGGAACTTATGTTTCCCAAACAACATAAGGACATTACTTATATCGCACAAGCACGAGCTATATGCAAATCATGCCCAGTAAAGAAAGAGTGCCTAGAGTACGCACTTGAGTTCCCACCGGCAGATATGCATGGGGTATGGGCAGGATTGACTAGTAGGCAGTTGGCGGCCGAACAGCGAAGACGCAAGATAAAGCCCACACGACCGACCCTTGCACAAATGTGGGGAGACTAATGCTGACAGGGGTTATCACATTCATATCAGTCACTATCTTCCTGGTGTGGTTCGAGAAGTGGCTCTGGAAAGACAATGAGTGACGAAGTGGCGGCATGTATTTGACGCAGGAGAGCCTTTATTTCCTCTTGCTCATCATGGGTAAACTCATGCTCATCATGGATTAGGTACTGGGAAACTAGGGCTGTGATAGTGGGTAGAACTACAAAGACAGCAGCCATTACAAGGGCGATACCAAAGAACCGACCACAGACAGATGACGGGTACTGGTCGCCGTATCCAACGGTGGTAAAGGTCATGAAACCCCACCACATCGAATCCCATATGGATTTATGGTCACAGACCGAGTAAGCCAGAACGGCTGATAGGTAGAGGGCTACTAGAAGAAACCCGAGACGCATAAGTAGGTGCTTGTTTGCTCGCATGTCTAGGAGCATATCTGGGTGCGATTATTTTGACAACTCGGAAAATGGAGCCCCCGGTCAGGATTGAACTGACGACCTTCCGCTTACAAGGCGGGCGCTCTACCACTGAGCTACAAGGGCGAATGTCGGGAAGAAGCCAAAGGTTCGAACAGTGCACCCACCCGACAGGGGAATGGTAGCGCATAAACACCAAAACACCAAAGGCATAATCGCCTGGAAACACCAAAACCGGAAACGAAACACCAAAAATGGCTGGAAAGTTTCCGCCGGCGCGGGATTTTCAAATTTTTTAAAATTTTGTAATTGCCAATTGCTAATTGTCAAGAGTCCTAGTTACTGGATTCTGAGGTTGCAGGTTTCACAGAACTGCATCTCATTTAATTCGATTACTTTTTTCTCGCATTCCTTTTTGCCGCACGGCTGGAGGATATGGTCTCCTCTGATGTAGGCCAGCACGGTTTCTTCTACTGTGGGGATGGAGAATTGTGCGGAGCCGGCGCTGGGGATTCCCTTGTCGGCCCGGATGAATTCCCAGACTGCGTACAGGATGACGTCATTTACTGCTAAACCCTTTTTGCGGGCATAGTCGATTATCTCGTTTTTCTGTTTGCCCTTCATGCGGACATTTAAGATGACGTACTTATCTACAAAGCGCGTCTTCTCTGCGCGCCGGCCCATCAGCTATCGCGTTCAACTAGGGCTTTGATGTAGTCGGTAAGGGTAAGGTCTACTGCCTCAGCCTGGGCAATGAGCTTTTCTTTGAACTCTTTACTGACGCGCAGTGTAAGAGTGACGACTGGTTTTGTTGGTGCAGATACTGGTCGGCCGGGATTGCGTTTCATGCCGGCGAATTTACTGCAATACGAACATCCTCATTGCAACAACTATCAACATAATTGCCGCCACTCTAAAGACCCAATCAAAAGGGGAATATGCCAGTTTCCAAATTAAAGTTGTGGAACAGATAAGGGCAAGTATTTTGAGCAACAACATTTAGGCAACTCCAGTTTGGTCACAATAGTTGGCCAATAATTATTGGGCAATCTTTTTTGATGGGGGGTCTGGCACAGCATACTTGTCGCCTTCCAGCTGGGAGACCACCTTTTCGTACATTGTGCAGAATGCAGCTCTGTCTGCATTGGTGTGGAGGTTGTATGCGGACTGGCCCATCGCCTGGACTGTCTTTGACAGTGCCTCCGATACCTCTATAGACGGAGGCATACCTGAGTTGACCTCCTGGGAAAGGGTAATCCATTTACCCCAAGCAATGAGGGCATCATCGAATGGGGGTATTTTTGTGGTGGTGTCAATAGTTGCTCTTCTGAGTTTCCCTGGCCTGGGGAGGAACTCTTCCACCACCGCCAAATTCCTAAATGCTCTCTTGACATCTGCGAGCTCTAGGTCATGCAGCATCTCGTACCATGCATTAAGGAGCGCTTTGACTTCGTCATCCTTTGTAGGCATGTCTAGGCGGTATGTAGCATAAGCCTGGTCTACGAGTTCAACGAGTTCTTCTTTGTTCATTCGCTTGCCCAGTTAGATTTAGCTGAAGTGTTGCCAGCGTCGTACAGTTCCTGGAACTTCTCTACATGTTCTGCATCTCTGAATATGACAGATATGTCATTGTAAACAGTTCTCTGTTTGTTCTTACCCATATGGAAATCTGAAAGGGCGCAGCCGGCGATGGCTTCTTTACATCCTTCGACGTTGTATACAGCTATCGCCCATCTGAGGTCTCTCTCGCGCTTGATATCGAGCTGAGCGCGCTTCTTACCCATTACATGCTTCCAGTATTCAAATACTTCTAGTACTAGGGGAAGGGCTACCTTGCGGCCGATTTCTGTTTTGTTCTGGTTGTGAGCATTAGGGCCGCGTTTTTTCTTTTCAGTAGTCATTGTTTCCCAATCTAGTTGAAGTCTTCCGCCACCGTCAAACAAATTTATGATTTTGAACAGACTTCACCTTAAGTCCGTAATCATACTTTCGTAAGAGCTTTGGCTTTCCTAGGTTCCGTGAATGGAACAGTTGCGGTTTGGCCAGGAAGGATACTTTGGAGGGGGGTCTGGGGGGAACCTTTACAAAAGATATTGCGCAGGTGCAACCCAAACTACACCTCCCCTCGAGGTGTCAGAAATATTCTGTAGGTGTGGCGCTGGCCGGCGCCTTGGAATTCCAAACTTTGCTCTATTGAGCTAGTGGCCGGAGACCATATCAGGCTCTTCCACCACCGTCAACCACAATCCAGGATTTTTTTTCTGGACTTGCAAGACGGGCTAATTGCATTGTGGTAATTTATCCAGGCTTCCTACGGGTTCCCCTTTCGCCCGGAAAGAAGTTCGCCCCCGGGTTGAGTTCATTGATGGGTTGGTAGGTGGCCGTCTTTGACTCCCCGGGGGCACCTTCGCTTTTCACTCGCCCCACCAGAACTGGTTGTTCCTATCGCGCCGCGCCGGCCGCGGGTCTGTCAGTTTTGCGAGAATTTCCTTGGTTTTGCCATCGAGGCCGCCGCCGACGGTTTTTGAATAGCTCGACGGGTGCTCCATCCGGTTTCGTGCTTTTTCTTTAATTTCCTCTTCGAGCAGCAACTGCTGCAGCTCGAGCTCCAGAAGATGGTTTGCGGTTTTTTCGATATTTCGCGGGTGAGTAGCTCGACGATACTGACGTCGCTCGTTCCATCTGGACAAAGAATCGGCGAAAATAGTCATTGCCGCCATGGCCGCCAGGAGTGCTCCGAACGTGAGAATTAGATTCATTATTTTTTTATCCTTTTTTGAATGTTGTTGACTATGTCTTCTATGCGGCCATCATTAACACGAGGCCTTAGCCAGAAAAAGAACCATCCCAGCAGCGCCATGTAGGAGAAAAAGAAGAATTTCATTCGCCGGCCTCGAGCTCATCCAGGTAAGCATCCCGCTGCGCATCACAAAAATCCTGATATTCAGCTTTGATGTCTGCCTCACGTAGCAGGACGTCGTCGCGCCAGCTTTCTTGAAAAGCAAGAAACTCCACTTCGATGTCTTCTGGCGCCATGGTTACCTGCCGGCGTCCAGAAGTTCTTCATGTTTTTCGTTAATTCCGAGATATGTCTCAGTGACACGTATGAAAGTCTGGATGTATACCATTCTTATCCCAATCGATATGTCGTCCATTTTTTCAAATGCATTACCCAACTCAATAAGCTTGAGTCGAATTGCATCAAGATTTTCTGCCCTTTCTTCTGGGGTGTGTAGCTCGCCCGTTTCTTCGTTGTAAAGAACGGCTTCAAGAAGCTTTACTTCGAGTTCTTGAGTATTCATGTTTTCCATTTCTAGTAGTTACCTACACCGGCTTTTTACTGCCGCGTAGATTTTCTCGTTTTTGAGATTTTGTAGCCGGCGCGCTCGAGCTCCTCGATTATGTGTTCTGGAATTCCGAGCCAGATATTCACGCCATGGTGTACCAAGGATTTGGCAATAATTGCTTCTATTTCTGGTAGCTCGTCGATTGCCTGGTGGAAATGTTCCTGTTTAATAATCGGAGCCGGCGACGCAAATGCTGCCCATACATCGATTTCATCCGTGTCGTCTTCGGGGAAGTTAATCGAGACGCCGAGCGCCCTCTCCCATACGGCTTTTTGCGTCTCTTCCGCCACCGTCAATCCCTTCCTAGTCTCTGGTTAAATCTAACAGAAACCACCCACGTTCCCACATCATCCCAATCGCGGAGTATCCGACAATATCGGTGTAGGTATCAGTAAGTGATTCGTTGGCTGCCTGGCCGCCGCGGGCCAGATGCAAATTCTTCAATCTTGCGATTTTGTCATGGCAGCGCACGACGAGACCGTGTCGACCAAAACGCGCAATATTGTGATGTCCGTAATCTGATTGTTTACGAATCAGTGTCGATGTGATGTCTTCGCGAAGCATCCAGCTGTCGAGTGAAGCTGCCGCGGAAGCTGAGGAAATCAGATTTTCTGGATGACCGCCAGGGCCCTGGTGGATATTGAATAAATTTCCGTTTTTGATGCCAGCAGCTGCCGCGATGGAGCCGAGATTTTTCCATTCTTCTACCCAGCACATCTGGTCCGACGGGAACCATTCCCTAGATTGGACCATTCCCTCGAATTGATTATCGATTATCGAAAGGCCTTCGAGTACAGAATTTAAAGAATTCTCGATTTCTGCCGCCGGGCCGCTCGAGCTCACAATTCTGTTTTTTCCATTTTCTTCTACTTTTCGAAGATGCCCCAGAGGTCCGCCAATTTCGTCAAAAATCTCAGAAACGCAGATTGCCGCAGCCTCGTTCCATGACCTTGGGTTCCCTGGTTCCATCTCTTCCACCACCGTCAACATCTTTCTAGTTACCCCCTGCCAACAGGTCATCCCAGCTCTCTGGGGGGTTGGCTTTCATTTCGATTCTAACTAGCTCGGCGAGATTCTCCAACTCAGTAATCCATTCGGCATCGCCAGCTCTGTGGAGCCCCGCTCCCTCCTCCATTAATTCGACTTTTTCAAGTTTCTCGACGATGAAGTCTCGAGAGAAAGCTGCGATTATCGATTTATCGTTTCCGCCACGCATAAGCACTGGTCCAGTTTCTCCGTTAAGAGACTCTGCAGGTACATGAATTCCAGTTACAACCATCTGGTTGTCGTCGGTAAAAATGAAAATTACGTTGTTGTTCTCTTCGTCAATCAGAGAAAGCTGATTTGCAACTTCATGAGCTACGTCGAGCTCAGCGCCTGACTTTGTCAACATTTCGACGAGCTTGTTTTTTTCAAATGGGCTTGCATTCCCAGACGTGTCCCAGTATTCGTTGTTCATTTTTTCTCTTTTTCTGTGGAGTCCGCGGCCGCAGCGGCCAGGGAAGATTTTTGATTTTTGAAGAAATCCGTCTCGAGGCCGCAGAGCTCGCACGCGTCATGGATAAACGCGACTGAACCACATTCGGTACATTCGTACGCTGGCATTAGGCTGGTTTCGCCGATGTCTCGAAAACCATATAACCCTCGATAGCCGTATGACCCCAGTCGAGTGGGTCGCACTGAACAATTCCAGTAACCCAAGCTGGTTTTGGCATTGGAGCAATTGGGTCTTCGCCGAGTTCTTGACGAACTTTTGTGATTGCCTCACCCATGGCACGCTGGGGCGATTCTGCTTCCACATCCACGCCGACCATTACTTGAACTCTGTATACAGGCACTTACCTATACCTCCTCGTATTCGCATTTTTGACCATCACAGCTGCCGAAGTGCTTACAAAAAGACGCATAATTCAGGCAGTCTGGGTCACGTGAGTCTTCCGCCTTTGGCTGATTTCGTTCGGCTTTACGGCGTCCACGTGATTTACCTACTTTGTAGGTAACTATGTGACTGACTAGTCCCATTAGTCCTTGTCCTTTGCATAATCGCTGACGCCCATAGCAATGGATTCCCATATGTCCGCAAAAGGGGTTTCGTCAAACTCTTGACACAGTTTGTTCCAGTCCTCGGTGGTCAGTTCAACCTCATCGTCGGGGTCGTAATCAAACTGGTCTTTGGTGTAGATAAGTGCACAAATCTCTGCGTCCTTATCCAGCTTCTGCAATGCTTCTATGAGCGTCTGGACTTGCATGTCAACATCTTATCCACCACCGTCGGTTTTGTCAACTAGATTTTTAAATGCTGCCAGTAAATAAAAAACGAGATTTTTGACTTTTTCACCAGCACCGAACATATGTTCGTACTAATATCTCGTCTATGGACAACAGCACAAAATTCAATATGTATGTCGAGGCCCTCGAGCTTTACATTTCAAAAAATGGAAATTCGAAGATTCCAGCATCTCATATTGAAATCGTAAATGAAAAAGAAATTTCTCTCGGTGCATGGGCCGGCTATATCCGTCAGAGATTTCGCAAAAATCAACTTCCTGCAGCACGTGTAACCAGGCTTGAGCAAATCAATGGTTGGCAGTGGGGTCCATTCCAGCCAGGGCCGGCGACGGATTCTGCAAGAAATGAATCAATTCGCGAACTTCGGATTTCTGGCAAGTCGCTGCGTGAAATCGCAGATGAGTTTGATTTGTCGCGGCAGCGCGTACATCAGATAATCAAAAAACTAAAAATCTCGTAGGCCGCCAAGGTCTTCCACCACCGTCAATTAGTTCCCGCACGAGGAGATGGCATGGTTTCTCAAAATTGGAAAAACACAAATAAATCTTCTGGCAGCTTTCCGAGGGCTTTCCGAGATTCTCCGATTTCAAGCGGGGCTCCTGCCCCAAAGAAGCGCAGCCGGAGCCGGCGAGAGCCGAACGCACTTCTCGGATTCGTCCTTCTTGCGCTGACGCACACGGCCGTCTTCTGGGCAACACTGCGTGTCGCAGAATCGGCAGGAATCGTGACGTGGCAAGTCGGTTGGTCGGATTCTCTGAAACTAGGAACGCTGTACTGCGTGTGGCGTTCACTCTCTCTCATGTCGTGGGAGAGCGCAAAGCGAGAGTCGTAGGACTTACCTACACCTAGTACCACTGGCAGTACGAGCATGCTGTGAGCATGCACCGTGCATGCAGTGAGCATGCCTGCAAGCACGACTGCGAGCGTGAGCAGGACGAGTGTAGGTAAGTGGGTCATAGGCGGTACTCTGCCCACGGGTCACGACCAGCAGTGACTTCTTGCTGTTCCCACTCAATGAGTGCGTATGCCCATGAGTCGCACTGTGCGCACGGACACTTGCTCTCATGTCCTTCGGGCTGTTCGGGTCGTGGCGTTCTCATGGTTCTTTCACTTTCTGAAACATGTCTGCCAGTATCGGCAGAACATTCATTCCCTCGTTGTATGTGAGTGCAGTCCAGTCTCGTTCCGCTTGCTCTGCCGTGTAGTCGCCCTTTGCGAGTTCACGCTTCATTCCTTCGTAGTGGTGACAGAGATTCGTGAGGGTGTCATACAACTCGTCTAGTAGTTCTTCTTCGTCCACTGTGCTTGCCTCTGTTCCTAGTACCGATTCCAACATACCTACACTGCTCCCCTTTCCCACCGCCCCTGCGGAGAACCAAAGGAGCATGGCTCTCACGCTCGGGGCAGTGGTGGTACAAGGTGTAGGTAACTCTTGTACCAACGCCGTTCGGGTGACGGTGAGTGTCCAAGCCCACCGCCACCCTCTCGGGCGACTTACCTACACCTACTCACGCTCGGGGAGCGGTACTCCCATGTGCTTGTAGTAGATGTTGCGGAATGTGTATGGGAACACGCTGTGTGCCTTGCCATTCACTTTCAGGTTGCGCAACTGCTCAATGGCTTCCTCAATGTGGGGAACCACGATGTAGCGGTGCTGACGAGCGTATGTAATGCACTGCATGGCGAGCAGGTCGGAGAATCCGTCATTTGCACCGCACACCCCACCGTCTGTGACCCACACGAGCGGAGTGTTCTTGTATTGACGATTCCTCACGCCCCACTCAATAGCAGGGAAGTCCACGCCGTTGCCGTGTCCGTAGTCAATGTATTCCACATTCTCCACCATGCGTCCCTTGTCTGCCACGACCCATGCGTTCGGCTGGTCACCCTTGCCACGCCCACGGTCGGAGTAGATGAGGACAGTCGCACCCTGAGCGTTCTCAATGATTTCTGCGATTTGCTCGGTGGTGAATGACATTGACCCACTTGCGTCAATGATGACCATGCCACCACTACCACGCACCGTCTTGTCAAAGACACGCTTCGCAGGGTCGGTCATGTAGCGGTGCATGCGCCGTGGGCGAATACCGACATTCGTGGCGATTCGCTTCTTGCCCATTGAGCCGTAGTGGTAACGAGGCAACGGTTCACGACTGACACGCAGTTCTGCCCAACGGCTCGCACCACCTGATTCAGCAGGGGTGACTTTGCCGTGTGGGTTTCCGTCCCTATCGCCTTCCTTCTCTCCGTCAGTCTCCTCGTACTCGGCAGAGTGTTCCTTGTCTCCGTCACCGTCCTCGGACTTACCTACACCTTTGCCTTCGCCTTCCTTCTTGCCAGCCTTCCCCTTCGGGTCGTTCTTGCGAGACTTCGGCGGTGGGAACGAGGCGAGCCTGTCCACCCACTCGGCAAGTCGCTCGGTGTGGGTGAATCCGTACGGAGCAACGCCTTCATGGGTATCGGTGCTTGCGAGTGTGCGATACTGGTCAGCCTTGCGCATTTCCTTCATGGCTCGCTTGCCAATGTCCACCAGTGCGTCACCCCATGCTCGGTTGTGCCTGCGGATTCCGTTCAGGAATGGCTTGTGACCGGCAGTACCAACGGTGGCGATACAAGTCGCCACTGCGCCTGCCCAGTCGTTTGACTTGGCAAGTTGCTCGCCTGCGGAAAGTTCGTTTCCGTCTGCGAGGTGCGTCTTGACATCAAAGCCAGCCTTCTGACAGAGGTAGTTCACTCGCAGTTCCTCAACAACTGTCATGGCAGTAGCAGAGGCGATAGAGCGAGCGATAAACACTTCCATTTGCTCGGGCGAGGGCGACACCTTCGCATGCATCATTTCGTGCGCACGAACGACACGCTCCATTTCACCGTCTGCTGACGGTGCGAACATGACACGGTGTGCAAGGTCGGTACGAGGCTCGCCACGCACGGCACGGCAGTCCTCAACAGTCCAACGCTCATGGGCAAGGTCTTTGCGTCCGAGCATGTTCGGTTCAGGGCGGTGCGCCCCCCTCTCTGCGTCTGAGAGCGGAGAGGGGAACGACTTACCTACACCTGACTTGGCAGGGTTCAGCGACATTTCAGCGCACTCCGTCCACTGCGAGAGCGTCAAGAATCTGCATGGCACGGTTGCCGAATGTGAGTTGGCAGGCTCGCTCCATTCCGACCGACTTGCGCAACTTGTCCAGTGCCATGAACGCACGGAGCGAGATACGAGCCTCGCCACCGTCTGCCATGCGAACGGCGTAGCCACGCAGGTCGGGAGACAAGCGGAGAAGTGCGTTCGGGTGCGGTTCGTTGATTCGGATACGAATCGGGAAGCGGTCAGCGAGTGCCGTGGGCAGTTCGCTCATGTTCTCAATGTTGGTGGTCATCACCGCAGAGAATCCGTCAAGAGGGCGAACAGTCTCGCCAGTCTCGGGGTGCTGGAAGGAAGCCGATTCGGGAGAATCCAGCATGGCGAGCAGGGTTGCGAACACATCGCCACCAGCCTTGTCCACTTCGTCCACGATGAGGCGACCACCCTTCGTTCCGTTGCCCTTCCACGCTTTGAGGGCAGAGCCGTCAAGCCACTGGAAGCCACCGTTCGCTGACGGCATGAAGCCACCAGTTACGTCCATGTTGGTCATGTCCTCGGTGCAGACGAGGCGGTACGCACCAGCCTCAATGTCTCCGAACGACAAGCCTGCGTAGGTCTTGCCAGTTCCAGCAGGACCGAACAGAATCACTCGGTCAATGCCTGCGTCAAGTGCGTCCTTGACATCTTGCCAGCACTGCGGAAGTGCTGTCTCCGTTGTTGCGTCCATTGTATTGCTCCTTTGTAAGCGGTTGGTTACGGACAGGCACACCATACCACCCGTGGGTCAGACTTCCCGACTTCTGTTGACACCTACTTACCTACACCTCATGGGGCGGTTACCTACACC